TCGAACGATGATAGGACCGCGTCATCGCTATCCGAACCTTCCAGTCTCTTACGCAACAGGCCGGACCATTCGTCGCCAGTCATGGCATTGGCAAGAATGCCCATCATGGCAACGGCCGTAGGAACATCGGGCAAAGCAAGCTTCTGGCTGTCCTTCTGTCCCTTCTTGGCCTTGCGTGCCGCAGTCTTACGCAACGCCTCCAGGGTGCCGCCGTTGTCGCGGGCCACATCGGGCTTGAACGCAATGAAGCTGGTCACGGTGAACGCCTCTGCGTTAACAGGGGCATTCTTGTGCCAGATCGAAATCACCTTGGGCGTGTTGTCCACTTGATCGAGGACGGCCTTGCCCTTGGCGCCGTATTCCATGAGACCGATAGAAGGTTCATGGGTCTTTTCATCGAAGGACTTGGGCGCGAACTGCCATTGCAATGCAGGCAGGTAAGCACGAATGCCCTCCGCCGCTTGCACAAGGCGCACGGACTTGCGCAAAGTGTTGACCGAAGTATTCCGCCGCTGGTTCCACTTGCCTTTCCAGCGCACGAGTACCGCTTTCGCGGTACCCAACAACGGGCCGGTGTTGTCCTTCAAGGCCCGGTTGATATCGCGGATGTGTTCGGCTTGAGCCTTGCCGTCCTTCGTGGCGTCCCACATGTCCTCGTATACCTTGCCTTGGCGGGTTTTGCGCTCGCCGCCATCGTAATAGACTTGCTCGTATTTCTCAGGGCGATTGGTCTTACCCAGAGGGTCTTTGTCTCCGCCGCGTCCTGGTAAGGCCCATTCCTCAGCGATTGTCTTCGCGCCGAACCTTTCGACAAGATCGAAGGCAATCATGATAGGGGCAATGTTGGTCACCTCCCGACTATGGGTGATGATACGCATATGCCCCATGACAGCGTCATCGAGCTTGGCGGCTAGGGCGGATGCCGTCTTGTGTTCCCTGCTTTCGACGGCCATAGAGGAGGCAGGCTCGCTAACCTCGTCTTCACGCTCGCCCACGTTTGCGTCAATCCAGTCATGGATTGCGTCGACACGAAGGCTGTCTGCATCGACGGCCGATGTCCCGTCGGGAATGGTCGCGGCTGACCATACCGCGTAAACATCGGCATCCGTCATCGTCGCGGGGTCCACTTCATAGTCATCGTCCGAAGCGATATCCCGAGCATAGGCGACAACCTGTCCCATGATAGACAGGCTTTCACCTGCCTTCACATTGAAAGCCTTGCCGTCTACCTCCAAGTCCGTTGCATCGACGGACGCAACGAACGTTGGCAGAATGACGTTACGAGCGGCGGCGCCACTGCCACGCCTACGATTTCCGTTAGCCATAGCTTGCTCCTATTCCCGTCTTGTCTACTCCGAGCGTGGAGTAAGTGAGTGTCGGGCTACTCGCGGGCATGATCGCCCCTGTTACCCTACCGGATTGATGATAGGGCAACGAGCGCAATCAAGCTAACGGACAATTCTCTTCCTTGTGGTCACCTCCGCCGCAAAACTGGCATACCCATTCCGGCAGAGGTTCGAATGGGGTGCCGTCATCCCAGTACCCGACCTTTGCGACACCCCTAACCCGAACAACAACACCGTTAAACAGGCTGCCCGGACTATCGTAATTGTAGTGTACTTCGGTCGGTATCGCAGGCACGGGATAGTGTGGCTCGCCGATACCGTAGTTGTAGGGCGTGCCAGTAAACCACTCTTTGAATAGGGAATTGTAACGAGTGATCTTGGTCACATCCCCGAACGTAGGAATGGTCATTGTCTTGTCCCTTTCTCCTATGGGTCGAAACTACATCTTCGGAAAACAATGTGGCTTCATTATGTCCATCATAACACGCATACCTGCTATGTCTATGGCACATACCTCTATAGGGCATGCAACGATCACTTTGTACTACAAAGTATGATTAAGCCATTGAAATCATTGAATAACTAGGTTTGTTCTCTCTTTGTGCAATATGATCGTATTGAACAGAGCGAGAACGGGTAGCACCCTAGGTTGCATGTCTCGCATAGCACACGTTTTACGTGCTATTTCCTATCATCAGTGCTCGAAGTAGGGCAGGGCACGGGAGAACAGTACGGCAGAGGTGTAAAACATGGGGTACATACGGATAAGGACTAGAGGTCATAACATAATGGGGAAAGAGAAGTGCGTTTGACTTGGCAACCTAACCTGTTATACTATAGGAACAATGGGACAGAGGTTCTATTGATCGACCACTAAATCTGAAGGGACAAGCCATGATTACGTTGGACACCAAGACCCAGCTCACGCTGGCCGCCCGCGAATTCCTTATCAACAAGACCATAAGTGCGTATGGGTTCCTGGTAATTATTCAGCAGGAGCTGAATACCACATTCCCCATCAACGGCCCTGCTGACAGAACAAATGCTCAGAACTTCGCGCGACAAATACTCGCGCAAGTTGAGCCCCCGCCTGCTCCCGACGAGAATCCTACATGGGAAGAGAACGGCAAGTGGTTTTACTTTGATCCATTAGCGGACCCTGAGTTTCCATTCGAGATCGAGATTACCGCAATCGACATCGACTCCACACAGCACATTCTCGGGGAACGCAGCCCACCGGCGACGCTGTCTGAGTTGCACGAGTACGAGGTACTCATGCGTACCAGTGGCCTACGCAACGGCGAACTCCGCAAGTCATGGGCTGACAATCCCTCCCCCAAACCCGCTCCGCTCTGGACCGGGAAGCCCAACGCCGCAGAGGTATTCTGCAAGGCCATACAGGTAGAGGTCAACGAGTCACGCGTAAGGCGTGGCCATGATCCCCTGCCCGGCAATGGTTGGGATGACTAGTCATGGCATCAGTCACATCACAGGGTCTACACCCTGTATTGGACGTGGCAACCATGGAAATGGTTGTCAGTCCCTCAGGTGACACCATTGAGTTCACCAATGGTGTGGTCACCGTCACCGTCGCGCTGCGCAAGCGTGAGATAGCCATTCTCATGGACCGTTTCACATCAGGGGGCCTGACCTAGCCACATAGGACCTCACTGGTGAGTTTAAATCTACCCCGGTAGATAGGTAGCGGGGTACTCATTTAAACGCATCAGTGGGCTTCCTACGGGCTCCTAAGGGCCTTCTATTAGCAATGGAGGGACAAGATGGGTGTTTTGCAGTATCGCAAGGGCAAGCAGCATGGGTACATGGGTATCCATCAACTAGCCCACAGGAATGGCCGTCCATACAACGGCCGGTCAGATCAGCGTAGCTATGATAATGGTTACGCTGAAGGGTGCCAAGCTAAGGCCCGGCAGATGGCCGAGCTAAAGTCTTGGTACCTCGCTAACGTGGGAGAGGTCCCGCGTTTCTTCAAACAACAACGGAGAGCTTGACATGAGACCCGAGAGCGAAGCCTGTTACACGTTGGACGAGGCCCGTGGGATGTCCAACGATGGCGATATCAACATCGCCGAGAGGAAGACTGCGTATCTGACCTTCAAGGGCTACGATACCCGCTTGACCGACGACGACATCCTCAACATCGAGCGGTTCCTCGACGACGACGTCGAGCCCGACGAGTTCGTCACTCTGATGGTGCAGGCAGAGCAGGACAAGCTCACCGCCACCACCGATACCAGCGCAGCGCCCGAGGCCACACCCCAGGAGGCACCTGCCTCGACGGCCGCGTAGCGCCGGCCCCGGCAGGGTTGAGCCCCTACTTCGCGTTTTTACTGCTAGCTAGGGTTACTCCTATTAGCGGTACGTAGTAGGTGTCCCTGCCGGGAGTTATACCCACGCTAAGTGGGTGTGCTATCTAGGACTGCAGTCCTGGATGCCTGACAGTGGTGGTCATGAGTGTCCGCTCGTGCACTACTGTCAGGCCCCAGCTTTCACACATGGAGGGACACATGGAAGACCACCGTTCTAAGCATGAGGTTCAAATCTACATAGGTGCGGACAAGGTAATCCGCATCAACGTTGACGGCGTATGTGCCACGCGCATACGTTTGGAGGGCACAAAGGTAGTATTCGAAGACGAACGTGCAAAACCCGAGCCCGACGTCATTATACCGGATTTTAATTTCTTCATCGAAGACCGGCAGGTACGGGGTATCGAAGGTTACGCTATCCGTTGTGAGCCTTCAAAGACCGTGGGCTATTTTGCTGCGGCCTACGTCTCTCGGGACCAAGCTGAACGGGTACTACATAATATTATTAAAGACTTCAACATGCAGCACTACCGTGCCAACTTCACCAACGCAAGCAGTCCCTTGTACGTAAGGGACATCGACGGCAAGGACAAGTAATCCAACGGAGGAAGGCCATGTCCAAAGTAAGGTATGTCCTGTTCCACCCCAGGTACGGGTGGCTGATGAAGCCCCGTGCTCAGTGCTTCCTCCACGTCCAGCACATGGGCAACATTCAACCTGCTACCTTCACACAAGAGGAAGCCTTGAGTGAAGAGGCGTACTGGGAAATGTACGACTTCATACTTAAGGTCGTACCGCTAACTGAGTTCGGGCGACAATACGAGCTCACATCCGCAGCTATGGCTGCCTAACTACAACGGAGGGTGTTATGGGAATAGGTTCGATGTTTCGTGGTGGCAATGGCAACGAGAAAACTCCGAGGGACTATATCCCTCCGAGGGTGGACGTGCCGAGGCCACGAACGTTGGGGCAGCGTGCCGCCACAATAGAGGCGGAAGTGGAGGCCGTGGAACTGGAGAGAAATTCCCTCCGAGGTGAATTGGATTTCTACAAGAGTGAGCTTGCGGCACTTACCATAGTGGCCCAAGAAATAAGGAATGAGCGCGATCATCATTGCGAACGCGCCGACAAGTACCAGGATATGCACGTTAAGTTACATGAACGTTTGTCAATTGTTTTGAACATTATCAACGACGTTGCCACTGAGAAACCCGTCGATCCCCAGGTTCCTAAGACGGAGAAGGACGCCCGGATCGCCGAGACCCAGGGCTTGACCGCCATTGCCAATGAATTAGAGAAAGCCTCTGACGCAGCCGATGCTGCGGTTCTCGACGCAGATCAGGAAGAGATGGATGGGCATGGACCTTTAAAACGTCCTCAACTTCCTGTCGAAGTAACAGCCCACCAAATACCACACCCTCAACGGGTGAGTGAACACGAGATGTACGATCGACCTAATGTAGCCTTGGTCGAGCCGACACCAGAGCGTGTCAGTGCGCCGTCAAACTACCTAAGCAAGAATTCCATTAAGAATTACTACGGTAGCAAAATAGGCTTTGTCCCTCCGGGGTTCAGGGACCGCCCCACCTACGAGAGACAAGGTGGGGTATGGGTGCGTATCAGTGATGGACCCACGCTTTTAAGGACTGAGTTTGAAGCAAAGCTAGCAGGTCTACACCGCACACTCAAAGCTGATCCGAGAGAAGGAGGCTAGCCCTATGAAGCACTTACCTTTGGTACTCTTCACAATAGCAGCGGGGGTCGTCCTGGCATTCCTGTTCTACGGTGCCAAGGATGGTTCCTATCACCTATTTCGGGCGCCACAATGGGACGCCAGCAAAGGGAGGTAGCGGTGATCAAGTTTATTCGCCCGATCATGTGCATCGACATGGTTCCTGCTATGGGAGTCGTTGATCACCAAGAGGTCGAGGGGTGGTACATCGTCGGGTCCTTAGGGGGGTTCCACGCCATTGGTGCCTTTGTTGTTACCCCTTCTGATTTATGCAAGGAAGGGCGACACGGGGACCTAAGTCATGGGCTCTGAACGTCCACGTCTTCGTGACTTATTCTGGGACGGTGACCGAAGAGCCGAAGGCAAGCAGCCCAACGGTAGGATCATCGAAATCAACTGGGAATATCCTCGATCGGTCATAGTACGCTTCGAGGATGGTGGGGAGGTCGAATCCTACGAGTGGGAGGACATCCAAGATGGGTGGTGCGATCTGTTCGGTGGATGCTACATGGTCGGTCAGCCCATTAGCTTCAATAGTAAAGGGATACCCTGTTGACTTAGCAACCTAGGGGTGTCATACTATAGGGACAATGAGAAAGAGGGACCAAGATTATGGCGCGCAAGAGACCCCCTAGGGGAAAGAACAAGCGCCTGTTTCCCAGACGACACAGCGCAGACTACATCAATGTTTACCAAGGCCCTAATCGTGCGGCCCTTGGTGAGTACCATGCCCGCGTACAAACCACGTCTGGTGCACGTTGGGACATGGAACCCCGTTTATCTAATTCCTTTATGTGGGCGATACCCGATCAAAAGGGGTCGCTCCGCAAACTCGTCTTCGTGGATGATCTGGGTGTGAAGCACACTTCCCAGACAGCGAAGGCTGATCGTGTTGATCGTCAGCACGAAATCTGGAATGAGGAACTAACCGTTCCTCTCCAACCTCGCAACACTTGGCAAGGTCCTAGACATCAGGGCATCTCCGAGTGGCACGGCGTAAAGCTGTTCGAGGACAAGGAAAGAGGCCGCTCTTTCAGCATGTGGTTCAGTGGTCAAAGGTACTTCTTCCTGAAGTTCCTGACCACAACCAAAGTTATCCTACAGTCCGTTGTGTACCCGAGTAGGGCGGATGCAATGTTCGCCTGGGAAAACACACACATAAAACCAATAAACTACATCACCGAGTACGCAATCCCGGACAACCCCAACGAAGGTGTTGAGATCCAAGTTCCTGATCGCTGACGGATTTGTCCCTCGGCAGCGGTTGGGTTCAGTGGCCCCGGCGTGGCATTAGCTACGTCGGGGTTCTTTTTGTCCATTTTCCTTTGAACGGAGCATTTCGCATGATCCGTGTCTGTCAGTACTACCAAAAGGGATGCTACACGCATCCTCAGACGGTCGGCCCGCCTCGAACGAGCGGTGTAGTAACCTACGTGTGTCAACAGTGCATCAACGAACTTACTTTCTTCAACCTACGTCATGACCAAGAAGTCCGTGCGAAGCGGCGCTACCGTGAAGGTTTCTTAGCAGGTATCCTGCGGCCCGTATGGCGAAATGGTAGACGCAAGGGACTTAAAATCCCTCCTCATACCGGTTCGAGTCCGGTTACGGGCACCATCATGCAAAGGAGGAGGGCTACACATGGAGCAAGCGTTGGACAAGCTTAACGACCCCAATTTTGGGGCCTTCGTTACCTTTGTCTTGATCATCCTAATTGTCTTTCTGCTCATAATGCATGTAGTGACGACAATTATTCGTCGCCGGCGAGGGACAGCCACAATGTCAAGGAGGAGCAAGCAAAAGAAGTGGAACTTTTTCCAGTCCCGCTTAGCCGATCGCTTCACCACGATGATCGAAGACATGGTCCACTCTGGTGAAATGGCAAGAGACGAGGCCGACTGGCACTATAAACAGATCGGCCGCTCAACAGGGATCAAAGACTTGGTTCCCAGGAAATTCCGAGGGCCCACGCCTGCAAAACCCCTGCATCCAAACAAGGCTGCGCGTATCAAGGCTGAGATCGAGAAACGCGTTTCGCCTGCTGGCCTAGAGAAGATCGCCTTGAAGAGGGCTCAAGGCGGTTACGAAAAGAAACCCAAAAAGGGTTCTATTTTATTAGCCCGTTTATCTGCCAAAGCTTAGCCGTCATCCAAACCAACGGAGCTACCGCAATGAACAAGGGCGTAATATTGAAGAAGAACGCGGGGCATGACATTCCCCGGGGACTTCTGGAGAAGGTGATCGAGCAACACCAGTCCTCACTGGGAAGTGCCACCATTCTCAATGCTGGCACTGACGACGCCATCCTGGACTGTCAGCTCGAAGCCGAAGTGCCGACAGTGGACGACTTCATGGCAGCTCAGGCCACACCCGAGATGCACGCGAAGGAGGTCTACCTCCACTTCGGCCACAACGAGGGGCCGATCGAGTCCGACGAGTACCTCCAGCCTTTCCTCCTGTTGGAGGACGAGGTCGAGGGAGCGAAGGAGGCCGACGACCCGCTGCCTTCTGTTGTTGTTTTTCTTGAGGGTGATTTCGTTCACAACGACGTCGACAAGACCGGGCCCAAGGACTACCTGGTCGCGATGGAGTACCTGCAGGAGCGGTACGAAGGCCTGTACAACGACTGCGATCGCAACATCGGTCAGTTCATGAACCTCATCAAGGGGTCCAAGATCAGGCAGGAGATCGCAACCCACTGGAGTGGGCGGGGCGTGATCTTGGTCGTTGCCTACAACGGTGACACTGCCGTCTACGCTGAGAACGACCGCCGTCTCGAAGGGGACTGGGGCTGGGCCAGCGATAGCTGCGGCTGGGACCCCAACGTCACCGTCGGTGCTGTGACTGGCGAACCCATCGTCGGTACCGGCAGACGGCGCAAGAGTTTCGCCGAACGCACCAAGGCTGCCAGTGGTACGCCCGCCGAACAGAAGGGCGATACCGTCATCGCTGCGAAGGACGCCAAGGCCGACCTAGCCGCTGCGACTGCGGCTGGCACTACATCGACCGCCATCAAGGTCGACCCCAAGGATATGGTGGGCCCTCCGGCGCACCTGCAGTCCAAGAACGAATTGAAACATTGGTACACCAAGCACCTGGGTTACGTACCCGATGGGTACCGCAGCAGACCCACCTTCCCTCGTGCTGTGTTGAAGAACCTGGAAGCCCACATTCCGACGGAGGTCATCAAGGACCCAAAGGAACTGGGGGCGGCCTTGTCGGCCAAGGAGGTGGCCAAGGACGTCTACGTGCCCATGGGCGAACAGACCAGGAAGTCCCTCAACCAGTTCATGAACAACCTGGGCAAGGAGGACAAGGACGAGATCATCGACCCGGCCACCATCCCCGACCTGGAGGGCAAAGAACCCACCTTGTGGGAGGAGCTTGGTATTCCGCTGGAGGAATTCATGCGGATTTCCAAGAAGGGCTTACGGAAATTGGGGACCCACAGCACGGCACAACTTGCGTGTCTGGCCTCGAACTACCGTGGCTTATACGCTCAGGCTATGCTTGACATGTCCAAACTGACCGACCCCGGTACGAAGGTCGGTGACGCGGCCACCGTCCACAAGCTGGCCAAAGACGAACTCAAACCCGACGCAGCTCCCGCTGCAACCAAGAAGCGCAAATCCTTCGCCGATCGCGCGAAGGGTGCCGCTGCCTAAGACGTTCAGCAAAAGCTGAACACAACCTCTCCCTCCGGCTCCCTCTCTCGTGGTTACCCTGCAATAGGTACGGCTCGCAAGGCCCCCTTAGGGTACTGGAAGCCTAGCTTCGCCACGGAGAGGGGGCTCCCTCCACCTTAATAGCGGGAGCTTCCCCCATGTTTAATCTGCGCAAGGTATCTGTCGCACGTGTCGTCAACCTGTTCCGCAAGAAACCCCAGTGGTTGGAAGAGGACCAGTGGGAAACCAAGAACACCCCCGATGTTGCTACGTTGGAGGCCCAAGCTCTGGTTCATGTCTTTGTTTACGGACAGATGATGCGCAAACGCCCTCAACACAAGAAGTGGATGGGCGACAAGAACTCTGCGTATCTCTGTTATGGGTTCACCTATGAACCCTACGAGATGTGGAAAAAGGAACTGGGGAAGGAGAGCTACCCGGTAGCCCTTGAAGGGGCGACCCCCGGATTTCCGAGCAATCGTATCAAGGGTGAACTACACACAATGCTCCCCCATCAGGTCTTTACCCTTGACAGAATGATGGAGAATACGGTACAATTCGAACGTAGACGTGTCCGTATTGTGATCCCCCATTACCGTGACATGTCTTTTTTCGGCTCTGCTCAGGACATGCCCGCCTTCCAAGCAGAGGACAAGTACACCCATTCGCTCCAAACCCCCACTGTATCCGCTTTCATGTACGTTGGCAAGCCCGATTACTGGGAACCGATGTTTAATGGTATCAAGGTTAAGAACTGGGACCGAGAGGGTTACGAGACTGCATCCAGGATTGGCGGATCAGCCACTCTGACTTCTGTTCGAAGGTTCAAGCACAAGAAGTTAGGTCTATTTCAATTCTTTAGTGACAAGGAAGTTCCCAAATAAGTCAGCTTGTTGAAAGTCGTCAGCCGTGTCCACAGTGTACGTCGTCTGATGCGTTCCATACATACGACGATGGTCACGGCTATTGTTTTTCGTGTGCTTATTACCAACATCCCTCCGGTAAGGAGGATGTGAAGTATACCTATGAGTACCTCCCTTGGCGGGGAGTTACCAAGGAGGTAATGAAGTTCTACGATTGCAAGACGAAGATCGACGCCGAGGGCGTACCCGTTTCGTTAGGCTTTAAGTATCCCAATGGCGCCCATAAGGTGCGACGTTTGGATGCTAAAGAATTCTACACGTCCGGGGAGATCAACAAGGAAGGTCTCTTTGGTACAGACAGGTTCGCAGCAGGGTCGCATAAATATGTGACCATAACGGAGGGTGAACTCGATGCGTTATCTCTATACCAAGCGATACGTGCGCCTGTCGTTAGTGTTCATAGCGCTACTAGTGCTCTACGCGACTGCACTCACAGTCGATCCTGGCTTGGCTCGTTCGAGAGGGTGTATCTCTGCTTCGATAATGACGCCGCAGGACGCGACGCTACGCGAGCTGTGGCTCGGCTCTTCGAGTTCAATAAAGTGTTTGTGGTCCCACTCGCCCCCCGAAAAGATCCTAATGACTGGCTGGGGACACCTGACGGAGCTAATGAACTACGTAATATCTGGGAGAATGCTAAACGATATCTCCCAGACAATATCGTATCTAGGCGAGAAGATTTCCACGCTATTCTAAGAGGCGGTAACGCCTGGGGGGTACCGTACCCATGGTCCAAGCTCACCGAGATGACGTACGGCATCCGTAAGGGTGAGTCAGTTTTAATCACCGCTCAGGAGAAGGTCGGCAAGACTGAGCTGATGCACTTCATTGAGCACCAACTGTTGAGAGAGACAGATGCAAACATCGGCGCCATCTACCTCGAAGAACCAAAGCGAAGGCATCTCCAAGCTTTGGCAGGAATTTCACTCGGCGCTCCAGTCCACCTTCCAGACTGCAGTTATTCCGAGGATAAAATCATTTCTGCAGTCGACGCTCTTGTTGGGCGTGATGACCGGCTGTTCGTTTATGCATCTTTCGGGAGTCTTGACCCAGATCTACTGGTCGACACCATACGAGTTCTTGCCGCTGGTTATCAGTGCGACTACATTCTGCTTGACCATATTAGCATGGTTGTTAGCGGGAATTCAGGTGTGGATGAACGGCAAACGCTCGACTACCTCTCTACCAAGCTAGAGATGCTGGTTAAAGAGCTGAACATAGCTCTGATACTGGTCTCTCATGTCAACGATGAGGGGAAGACACGTGGTAGTCGTTACATTAGCAAGGTGTGCGACATCCGCATCGACGCTACTAGAGACCAACAACACACCGATCCCATTGAGAGGTGTACCATCCACCTGAACGTTGCTTATAATCGTTTCTCCGGGGCTACTGGTCCGGCAGGCAAGATCATCTTCGACCTGCCTACCTACTCGTTCAAACAGGTCAACGACCTGTTGACCAAAGAGGAGAGGGACAATGAAGAGGAAACGCAACGGTTACTTCCTTCAAGTACCCTTCCGCCCCAAAGGGAGGAAGCAGTTCAAGAAATTATCCAAAAGGCACTCAGTGGAGGAGCAGCCACCTTCGAACGTCAAGAGGAACAGCTACGTCTTCTACGAGAAAGTGTGGGTGTTAGTCCCACGATCGAGGGGGAAGGGAAGAAAGAGGTTGAAGCCTGTGTTGCGGTATAGGCCCGTCTGGGTTCACAGCAAAGGCGAAGAGGAGCAGTGGTATGACCCGCAAGCTTAGTGTTTTGACAGTCACTGCTGAACTGCGTGACTGGACATTCCCCACTTCTTACCTCGCACAGGGAAAGGTCTACGGCCACCCTATTTGGGACGAAGGGCATCAACTTAATTGTATTCAAGTTGCATCTATATCTGAGTTCGGTGACCATTGGATTGTCAAGACTGTGGCAGGCACAGTGTACAAGTTATTAAAGGCTACGGAATTAAAATGATGAATTGGAACCTGGACTTCTTCCACTCGGGGGAGTGGGATGTTGTCCGTGAAAAGCTACAAGATCTACGAGAAAGAGGGGAGGTTCACTGCCCTCAGCGTGAGGATTTGTTTAAAGCATTAGAAGCTACAAAATTCAGAGATGTTAAGGTTGTGTTAATGGGTCAGGACCCTTATCCTAACCCACGGTTCGCTACTGGTTTATCTTTTAGTATACCTAGGGATGTACCTAGGGAAGAGTGGCCTCCAACCTTGGTCAACCTGCTTCGCGAGTACCAAGATGATCTCTTGTGGCCAGAACCGCGACTTGGAGATTTGAGTTGGTGGGCTCGCCAGGGGGTACTTCTATGGAATGCAGTACCCTCATGCGAGGCATGGAAATCTGCATCACATCGCTGGCCCGAGTGGGAGTACCTGACCAAGGAAATTGTAGAGAAGCTAGACAAGAAAAAGAACGTTGTTTTTATCTTTGTAGGCGGTGTCTCAAAGGCATACCGCCAGTACGTTAAAGACTGTGACTGTATAGAAACAGCACATCCATCTCCTAGAGCTAAGAACGCGAGCACTCCATTCTTTGGTTCGAGAATATTCTCCCGAGCTAACAACATGTTAGCAGAGATTGGGGTAACCCCTGTAGACTGGAAGCTCTGGGATAACAAAAGCAAAAACAATGAACAAGAACCCCAAGAACAACTTGAAACCCAACCCGATGTACAATCTGTGGTTGAAGGTGAACAGTCTAGCGCAGAGCTTCGACCCTCTTCTAGAGAAGTTGAAGGAGTCGGAGCCAAGTCTAGTTAGTCGCATTGGAACTGCGATAGCGGATATCGAATGGGCGCACATCCTTATGCGGCGTGCAGCCGACGACATCGACAAGGAACGGAGAAAGAAATGACCAAACCTGTGCTCGATGAACGAACAATTAATATCTTGAAAAGGGGTAAGCCTTTCTACGGAGACTGGCTTTACGACAAAAACTGTGTTATCTTAGATGGTGAATGTGACTGTCTTCGTAAACCAGGCGCCAGCCTCCCTGAGTGTAAAAAGTACACACAGCGCTAGTAGGGTAGCGGCCCCCCTAGAATAACGCACCCACGGGCTTCCTAGAGGCTCTGGCGGGCATTCTATTAGAGGTGGAGGGTCACCAATGAGCGGTACAACGGAAGAAACAGAGGAACAAGTGGAATTTGAGACTGAAAGTAATAACGTAATTAATTTTGATAAAGCTCGTAAGGGGCTAGACGACGGTGCTGCTGAGGATGACAACTGGCTACTTAAACAACCAGTTGGAACTGTCTTCCTTACCAAAGCCAAGCTACCTAAGGGTAAGCTAGGTGGTATGGACCTTGACAGCCTTAGTAAGGACTACGGTGCTACCGAGCTACACGTGATGTTCAAGACTCCATTAGGTTATGTGAAGTTAATGCATAACCTAAGTGGACAGGAGATGTTTTCCTGGGTCTATAGTAAGGATTTCAGTAAACATAATTACCTAGTTGAGGTACTGAGCCCTACTATGTAATTGATAGTGAGTACATAGTTACGTAGTTTCTAAGGATAGACTACCTAACAGATTACTTAGGTAATTCTTCTAGCATAGTATACTATGTATATATACTTAGTATATACTATGTAGTATACTAAGTATCTTATAAGGAAAGATTAGTTGATTATGTCTAATGTTATAGGTCCTATTGATAAGGATACTTGGTTGACTCTTAGAGCAATTAGGGGTAGTGTTCTATTTATGGAAGAGAATAACTTTGATGGCCGCTATGATGTAGCCATTGAGAAGGAGAGTAATATCTATTGTTCTTTATTAGAACCTTTACTTAAGCAAGCAGCTTGAAGGTTGTTATCGACATTGAAGCTAATGGGCTTCGTAATCCAACGCAAATCTGGGTGATTGTCTGTAAGGACATTGACACTGGAAAGCATTACATATTCCGAGAGGTAACCTCCAATGCAAACGCTAAGGAAGATTTTCTCAGCTTCGCTAAGGGTGTTACACTTTGGATTGGCCACAACTTTCTGGGCTATGACTACCCTAACCTTAATCGCTTGGTTGGTTTACACATTGATCAGGTTTATGCCTGTTCTATTGATACTTTGGTTGTTTCTAAGTTAGCTGATTACTCCCGAGACGAAGGCCATTCCATTGAAGCATACGGAGTGGAGTTCGGACAGGAGAAGATAGCCTTCACGGACTTCAGCAAATACACCCCAGAGATGGAGGAGTATTGTGTTCGAGATTGTGATATCTGCCATAAGGTATATAACCATCATCTTGGTTATATCAACGATCCTGGTAATAAGCGTTGTATTAAGACTGAACAACGTTTCCAACTCATTACTAATTCGCTTCACGACGATGGCTTTGGTTTTAATATTAGTGGTTGTCTTGATCTACTCAGCACAGTCACTGAGGAACTCAGGGTATTAGACGAGCAGTTACTCAAGGAGTTTCCTCCTAAAGAAGTATTGATTAAAGAATTTACACCGAAAGCTACCAAGTTTGGTACGATCAATAAGACATCTGTGCCACGTAGCCTATGGGATAAGATACATGAATACGAGATTGGAGAGACTTACAGACACACTAAACTGGTGCCGTTCAATCCCGGATCGCCAGTTCAGATCGTTTCTGTACTTCATGAAGCTAATTGGCGCCCCGAGGTCAAGACTAAAACACATGCAGAGGCTGAGAGAGACCTTAATAGGCTCAAGTACCGACGTGGAAGAGATAGCCAAGTCGATGAAACAATCAAGTTACTGGAAGCTAGACTTGTTAAGCTCCAGAAAAAAGGTTGGAAAGTAAACGAACAAAACTTAAGTACTTTACCTGACGATGCCCCCGCCCCTGCCAGGACTCTGGCCCGACGTATCTTGTATGAGTCCAGGCGGAAGACACTAACTGAATGGAAAGGCTTGTACAACGAGAAGACAGGCCGAATACACGGTGACTTTTACGGGATCGGTGCATGGACGCACCGCATGGCGCATCAGCGCCCTAATACTGCGAATATCCCTACCGAACATAAGTTGTTTGGAAAGGAGATGCGGACCCTATGGCGTGCGCCTAAACGGCGCTTGCTAGTAGGTGTAGATGCCGACAGTATCCAATTCAGGATTGCCGCGCATTACATCGGGGACCCCGCGCTAATTAAGAAGATCGTCGATGGCAAGAAGTCCGATAAAACTGACCCACATTCATACAACATGAAAGTCATCGGCGACTTCTGTCCTAGCAGAGACGCTTCCAAACGTACTCTATTCTCACTGATCCTGGGAGGTGGACCCAAAAAGTTCGCAGAACTCAATGGGTGTACAGTTCCCCAGGGAGAACAGGCCAGGGATAATTTGTATCAAGAGTACCCTGGCTTAGTCACTTTGAAACAAGAGATTGTTGTCGAAGACGCTAAGCGTGGTTACTTCATAGGATTGGATGGGCGTAAGGTGATTGTGCCGGATGCCACTATCTCTGGTCGTAAACATCTTATGCCCTCCGGTTATCTTCAGAACGGCGAAGCCGTGATTATGAAGATGGCTTGCATACTCTGGCATGACGATCCAGAGATGCGTGAGTTATTCAAGGAATACCGTTGGTTTTTAGTTGACTTTGTACACGATGAATGGCAAACTGAGGTTCCTAACAAGATGGAAATTGCCCTCAGAATTGCTAAGAAGCAAGCAGATAGTTTGAGAATTGTTGGTGAGGAACTTGGGCTCAAGTGCCCATTAGCAGGGAGCTATTGGAATGAAGATGCCAAAGACTACACCATCGGAACAACCTGGGCCGTCACACACTAGGTGGTGTACTTGCGGGCATACTACGGTTTGTGACTGTGCTACTAACGAAGTGGGGTACATGCGTATTCGTTGTGGCTGGACTCTATGCCAGTATTATGACGAAGGTGCTCCTGTACTTGTGTGTCCAATGCCAATTCAAGGCGCAGCATGTCAAGGAATGGGGGACCCTAATGAATACCTCTGATGGGAAGACAGTTCACGCTCCTGGTTGTGAGTGTGACTTCTGTAAGGCAGGCCTAACCCAACCGGCACCTTCCAGGAAGAAACCAAAGATGATGTTGGTTGTAAGGACCGATCTTGGGATGGGTACTGGCAAGATCGCCGCCCAGACAGGGCATGCTGTTACGATGGCTGTCCTAAACAATGCGAACAAGACTGGGGACCAGTTAGAAGTATTCCTAGAATGGTATCGCGGCGGCATGAAGAAAGTTTGTGTCGGGATTGACGGCGAAGCTGCCCTATTCCAAGTTATTGAAAGGTCTCGTTTACACAAAGTACCCGCGTCCTTGGTTCAGGATGCAGGGCTGACACAGAATGAACCTGGTACCTACACGTGCTGTGCGGTTGGTCCTGCAAAGGACAAGACAATTGAAAAGATTACCGGCAGCCTCAAGCTGCTCGATTAATTAGGGAATTTCCCCGCTCTCAATAAGGAGAAGAAACTATGGAGTGGAAACTTCTGATTACCACGGATACGTCCACCCTGCAAGTTATCGCAGGAGCACTAGGCTTTGTCCTAGGTCTGTGGCTGATCGGTGCAGTTCATGGCGTGAGCAATTCAGTCCAGGAACTGACCAAGGTGGTCAAGCGTAAGGACTTCTCGAAGAAGCCGGTGGACGAAGTCGCGTACGACTATTGGACCGGCGAACCCGAGATGTACTGCAAGTACTACTGATTACCAATAGTGGAGCCTTAGCAGGTCAGGGCGTAAGTCAACCTTAACGACGTAAGCTTCGGCGAGAAGTCTGAGTTAGGGCTCCACTACTTTTCCTTTACGAACGAAGTGAGTAATTCTAGGAGATTGTTATGAAGTATAAGGTTGACTATAGTGGTGTTGTCCGTGGTAGTGGCATCGTTGATGCGACTGACGCAGAAGACGCAGAGTACCAAGGCGAGCTAATGGCCGTTGAAGATTTTACAAATATTGAAGATATTTTAATTGACGAGGTAACCGAAGTAAAAGATGGCAAGGACTGAGTATATAGTATTAGAGGGGAAGTTATCCTGGGTAAGGACCGTAACCCCTAATAAGTTTGGGAAGTGGTGTGCAACTTTGCATCCTACACCTAAGTCTCTTGATCGTATTCAAGAGATGAAAGCAAATGGGCTTAAGAACGACTTGAAGAAAGACGACGACGGGTATTTTATGACCTTCAGTCGTGCGACTAGCAAGGAGTTCCGTGGTAAAGTACAAGCATTGCATCCACCGATGGTCTTCGAACGAGATGGGGCAACCCCGTGTACAATCTTAATTGGGAATGGTAGTGATGGGGCTCTTAAGCTCGAGTACTACACTTACGATCACCCACTGGGTGGTAAAGGTTGTGCAGCGAGACTGTATTCAGTGAGAGTTGATAACTTAGTTCCTTACGAACCGCGAAGAGATGCGGATGAGGATCAGGAGAAGTTTGCTCGTGGATTAGAAGGGTCGACTACTCCTCTGTTTTAACAGCCAATAAAAGGAATAAGAAAATGGCTGCTGACAAGGCGAAGGTGTTCTATTACACGACTACGGCTCAGGGCGAGGAAGAGTATCGCTGGTCGGACCTCAAGTCTGACTATGCCAAGGTCGAAGAGAAGGCCCGCTCTGAGGCGTGGCGTTCTGGCAACGATCAGGTGATCCTCAAGACGATCGCCATCGTGCACAAGCCTGAGCAGGTCAAGACCGTGCAGGTCGAGACTGTCTGAGAGAGAAACAAACGCTTGTGTATGAGAGACGGCACTAACCGTACCAGCCGACCGTTGAGCCGCTAATATGGCGGGGGAGTACGGAACACAAGCTAGAGGACGTAGCTCAAAAGATAGAGCCTGGCATTGCTGGGGGTAGACCTTGCGAGAGCGCCGGTGGTTGTGGGTTAAAGGCCCACCGTCCTCGCCAATAACAACAAAAAGGAAAGCTTAAAGATGACCATTACTGAAGCTTTGGCGGAATTGAAAACCGTCGCAAAACGAATTGCCTCCAAGAAGGGGTTCGTTGAACAATACCTTTACCGACCTGACAGCCTTAAGGACCCGCTCGAAGCAACGGGTGGCTCCTACGTGCTGATCACAAGGGAGGTGCAGGCTATTGCTGACCTGGAGCAGCGTATCGTTGACATTAGGCGAGCAATTGCCAAGGCCAACGAAGAGACCAAGATCACCATCGAAGGAGTGGAGAAATCCATTGCCGATTGGTTGGTCTGGCGTCGTGAGATTGCTCCTGATAAGGAACGTTTCCTGAATGGTCTCAATCTGCGCCTAACAAGTGCGCGAGACCAGATCAAGCGTCAGAGCCCAATGTACGGCACGAACACGACAGCGGAGAAACCCGTTGATCTGATCGTGAACGTATCAGAACTAGAGCTGAAGAATGATCGGGAGGAGATCAAGACTGTTCTTGGTAACCTTGACGGTCAGCTCAGCTTGAAGAATGCCACTGTAGCAGTGGTAATCTAATCAGGTAGCAAAGGCCAGGCACCTACCGTAAGGTAGCCGGATTGTCGCCCCAACTCCATGACTAGGTGTGAGTCCTAGTTGGCCTTCCTTGTCCGCCCGAAGAAAATACAACCTTCTATAGCGAAGTGAGAGAACTGTAAGCGGGTGTGATCCCACCATCAATGGGATTGATAGCTTTTATCAGCAAATGGTAAAAAGCGAGTTATAGGCTCGCCGATAGGGGTTCGAGTCCCCTGCAGCTAAAAGCTCAACGCTTACAAGCTCAAAGCTAAGGATTTCAAAGTTGAACGATCACAAGTTCAAAGCTCATAGAAATCCATCGTCAATCTGAGCTTGGTAGAGATGCTAAGCAAGGGCATGTTTACAGGCCCGATCTCAGGGTGGTGGCTGCTATGCGGAGGTTATTTTCTTTTGTTGGTTCTTACCAACATGTTTTGTTACTTTGCAACGGAGGACGTCATGGGTAAATACCTGGTAACTTTGGACTACGAGATCGAAGCAGACAACTTTGCTTTGGCCCTTGAATTTGCCAAGAAGGCACTTCCCGGGGGCCCTGCTGATATAGTCAACCTTGAAGTTTCCCAGTTGGAACTTCCTGACGACGATTAGGAGGACTAATGATTTACGAAGCATTGGTACCCATCGCCAAGGTGGTGTTTTTCCTCACGATCGCTCTGATCGTTCTGGAGAAGTGTTCACACGGAATACGTGGAGAATTCTGATGAAACCCCTCAAAGGTGAGATACACGACTGGGAAATCATGTATTACCCGAAGGAAATGTTCCGGGATGAGCAGGGTGAGTTCCCTAAGAACTTAGGGTACTTAATACGAGGTGTTCCCCATGGACACCCTAATTTCGTAGACTATGTGAGGACTTCTCCGATCGTGAAGCACGACCGATCGACAGGTGAAGTTGAAACCCTCAATAGTCGATACCTTCTTGTTGGCCTCGGTGCCGAGAAGATGTACCTTGACTCTGGTCAGGGTTACTACTGGGTTTTTTAATTAGCGAGTTGTACTAGAAGCGCAAGTAGGCTGAAACGGGTGAAACCGGACTAAGTCGAAACAAGTACCCGAACTCCCAACGGGGGTGCTGTATGGAACGTTGGCCGCAACCAACCAGTACTAGGCAGAATGAAGGTTCGAACCCTTCCATCCAAGGGAGAGGAACGTCGTGGTTGCGACACGACCTCGCGAGCCCTTAACCAGTACGAAAGCTATTGGTAGACGAGGGCAGAAGCTGCCAGGAAACGTATCGGTCCAACGAGCTGTCTGGCGCTCACTGGGCATAACTTATCTGTGAAAGAGGGTTAGGTTCACAATCCTGGAAGCAGGAACACGCGCGACCCACTCGTGCATGCTAAAATCTGTGGGCTCTGCGGACGGGCCGTACTGACAACCCGAAGGGTACCCCACTTCCGTAAAGGCTGATGCTGCCTGTTCTACTGTGTAGACTTTTGTCTTAGGCCTGGTGTCTAGGATAATACCTTCTACCCCTGTAGTACGAAACAGCGCTTAACCCTAATCACTAGGATACTGCAGTTCCTGAGATCACATCAAAGGTGAAGCAGACGGTGCAACTCCGTTGGGTAAGCAGTAGGAACGTTTGGGACCAGCCGAAGGCCTCACTTCGGACATAGCCTGAGAATGGTTGGAATACAGGCCTCCCAAAGGCCGAGGAAATAAGTGGACGAAGCGACAGTCTTAAAGACACTGCGGGCGCCTGGCTACCCCGTGGAGCACGATCTGTCTAATTCAGGCCAGTGAGCAGAGTAGTCCATGGTTAAGGTGGCGTCTAGGCGAGCGAGTCGTCCTGGATAGTAGGCTTGCGCCGGATTGTGGACCCGGTAACACGCTAAGCGATCCCTGAAAAGGATTGTGAATAGCCCGCCCCGTAGAAATGCGCGTAAGGGTGACCACATATTATGGTCCTGCACGGCAGGGTATGTGGAAGCTATACCTTACGTGGAGAGCTTACCCGTATGGCGACAGAGGTAGCACAAATCTAGCGATTAGGTCGGTGCCTTGTAGGGTCGAAACCTACCTTGCAGATGGTAACTGAGCCGATAGAAAGCTAGCCGTTGGTATGGAGCATGGGTGAAGAGAAAGCCTTGCTGATCCAGTGCCTAAGGCCGTGAAAAGCCTGAGATATGCGGATTAGGACCCGCCCTCCTGTCTGAAAGATGCCAAGGTAAGTACGGAAGCTAGCAGCCGCTACGCTGCAGCCAGCTAGTCTCGATGTTCCCTCTGAAGGAACAAAGAGGGCTACTTGTAGGACAATCCTCGGACGGCTGTTTACCGTCGCTTTTAACCTGGGGTACATGATCCGGTGTAGTTGCTGGTGATAAACACTCGAAGTGTGGGACTTCCCGCTGACGAAGGTCAGAGGAATGTCCTCAGAAGCAGACCATGCTGCGATTAGGGCAAGGACTGGAAGTTGACTGAGCACATAGTCAATGCACACGTTGGACTCGTGTGGCCAGAGGAAAGCAGTAGAAGGGTTAACTTGAACACCCGGAGTTATAAGCCTTCGACACAGGTAGTGCCGCAAGAAATCCACGCCGACGTGCTGGTTCAAATCCAGCGGTGCCACGAAAGTGGGCCTGGCGCATGCGTGACGCAATAAGACGGGCGAGCTAGTCTGTTCTTATGTCGGGTAACCAATGGAGGCCGATGCAAGACACGGAAGGCAAACCCATTGGCTCACATGGAGGTGTGACATGAACCGACATGATGTCGAGTTCCTCAAACAGCCACCATAAAAATAAGGGGGAGCTAACCCCCAACTTAACCCACAATGAAGCACGGGAGATAACAATGAATTACTTCCCCGGCTGGCAGCAACAAAACCCTTACTGGGGCCCGCCCCAGCCCCCGCAGACACCAATTGTATTCGTACCGAGTCCCAATAGTCCCACGCCTCAGGCGATGATGCCTGTTCCTCAGAACAAACGTGAATTGAAGCGTACCTTGAAAGACCTCAAAGACATTAACGACTACATAGGGTCCAATAAGAAAGAAGAAAAGAAGGACGATAAGAAATCGACCTTCACCACCCTAGAGTGGTTCGTGATCATCTGTTTTGGTGGGGCGCTGCTTAGCGTCATCCACTTAGTAATGTTACTCCAACTTGTGAAAGAACTTAGACCCTGAAATCTATTACTACCCTTGTTCCCGACATCTACGCTCTGGTTCAGAAGCGCGATGGTTGGTTCACCAACGACATTGCTAACGCTCTGTCCGATAGCATATCCACACGTCTACAAGACAAATTCTCCCACGGTGAAAACAGACCCACACTACGTCTGTCTCAGATGGGTCCTCGTTGTCCGAAGGCTCTGTGGTATTCAATACACCATCCTGAGATGGCAGAGCCTATGCCACCATGGGCAGAGATCAAATACTCCTATGGCCATATCCTAGAAGCCTTGGTCATTGCGCTTGCAAAAGCCGCAGGCCACAGAGTGGAGGGCGAACAAGATGAAGTCTCTGTTGATGGAATTCTGGGGCACCGCGACTGCGTCATTGATGGCTGTTTGGTTGACGTCAAGTCTGCTAGCAGCCGTAGTTTTGAGAAATTCAAGAGCGGGTCTCTTCGGCAAGACGATCCTTTTGGTTATCTCGACCAATTGGACGGGTATCTTATTGGCAGCCGTATGGATGATCTTGTTGTCGTTAAGGACAAAGGGTATCTCCTAGCGGTTGACAAAACCCTAGGACACATGGTATTATATGAGCATAGATTTACAGCCGAACGAGAAGACACGTTACGAGCGCGCATTAAAGAATATAAGAATATTGTTAGTACGGGAGTGGCGCCACAATGTACGTGTGGCACAGTCGCTGACGGTAAAAGCGGAAATATTAAGCTCGATACGAAAGCAAGTTACTCTCCTTACAAGTATTGTTGCCATCCATTCCTTAGAACATTTGCCTACGCAGGCGGACCAGTCTTCTTAACCAAAGTAGTGAGGGTACCAGATGTACCAGAACTCCCCAGACCAAGAGCTGTTCTCCAAACCGATGGACGTGGTGAAGAAGAAAGTACCTTGGCCACCGGGGCACGTTTGGGTACCCAATGGGTGCGCCGTGACAAGACCCATCTGCAATCACAACAATTGCCAGATGTGTGGCAACTGGACGGTAACTCTAGTGGACCTTCCGTGGGCCGAGGAAGTCCCCTCGTATGAAATTACAGGGGTCAAGTACCCGAATGCTGGATGGATATGTAAAGCATGTGCATCAGAAGTAGAGAAATGTTGGGGTAAACCACCATGAGTACCTTTGATGAATACGATAGAGGCTACGCTAATGGTCGCGAAGACTACAGAGAACCTCTGGAAGCAGAGAACCTGCACCTGAGAACTATAATTGAATTATTGAAAGCTAGATTACGAGTTGAAGAAAAGCTCTCCGAGAAACAAATTCGAGATATCTGTCTACCGTCAGTTACGGAAGGCCAAGCTGAAGTTCAAGTATGAACCACTGCGAATACCTTATGTCATTGCCGGTCACTACATACCTGACTTTGTCTTCGACACAAAAACCGGGCGAGTATACCTTGAATGCAAGGGGTACTTCAGACCCGAGGCTAAACGTAAACTTAGGGCGGTTCGTGCTGCGCACCCCGAAATAGATTTGCGTATCCTGTTCTATGCCTCCAAGAAACAAAACATAAGATGGGCAGAGAAGAACGGTTTTAGATACGCATTTAAAACAATTCCTGAAGAATGGCTAAAAGGACTATAACATGAACAGTTGGTGGAACGGCTTCTTCGATGCCATTGGATTACTAGGACTGTTGTGTGTAGTTCTGTATTTCACAGGACATTTGAAGATAATGAATTTACTAGGTAGTGGAGTTCTCTGTATATGGTAAACAGGTATGATGATGAATTTGATTGGGATGGTAGAGATAAGGGACCAACTACTGGCTCTATCGCCAAGACATTGGGCGGTGGTATCGTCCTCGTGGTCGTGTTACTGATGTTGATTAGTTGGTTGAGTGGACATTGAAGCTATTGAGCGTATACTTGAGACGTACACGCTAGACGAAATCTTTGATTTGAACGAGGTTACAGAGGCCGATGTTTTATTGTACCTTTGGCGGGAAGGGTTTCTTACGTTACCCAACCCAGGTCCGTGTGATGTATAGGGTGCAGCCGTGAATAGGCGCAGACATCCCGGAGACAGGCAACAGAGACTGTTGCTGAAAGCAGAGCATGAAGAAAAAACAACAACAAAAGGGAAAAGCAAACCCAATCCAGTTTGGCGTAAGAGAAAAGAATACGTCACAGAACAGGAGACGGAAAATGAACTCGCGTACCATAGAACTGTCGATCTCGGCCGACTCGGTGTATAACCAAATGGCTGACTCCATTGAACAACTGTTGTATGCGTGGAAAGTCGTCGGAGACGGCGAAAGGATAACCGATCTGAAGTTTGAGGCGAAGACCATTCCTCTCAAGGTCACATTTGAAAGCACAAAGGAGGTTTAGACTAATAGAGGGTAATGGCGAGAAAAGCTAGAAACTACCGAGAGGAATACGATGATTATCATGCGAAGCCTGCGCAAAAGAAGCGGCGAGCGGATCGTAATCGTGCAAGGCGTAAAGCGTTGCGTCAGGGTCGCGTACGTAAAGGCGACAACAAGGAAGTTGACCATGTCGGCAGCCACAGAACTGGGCGTCTTAAGAACGTTCCAACTCGTGTGGTTAGTCGTCGCGCGAATAGGATGAGACAACCCAAGAGGAAGTAATGGAAACGAAAGTATACGAGTACAAGGCAACCGGTTGGGTTGCTTGGGCGGCAGCAATCTATGTGATCTCGAGTATTCTCATGTGGCCGTTCATTCTGGCCATCGGTGTGGTTGCTGCATTAAATCCCACACTGAGATAAAATGTATTGCATGAATGTCACTTTGCCTGAGGAGACTTGGGTATGCAGTGGGAAGACCTTGAACGAGCTAGAGAAGCTCTCAAGAAGAACGACGGTCTCAGAGAATTACGATACTTCGAAGGTTCGAGGGTCTACTCTTGGGATCAGTTCCGTAAGCTACAACAAGAGTTCATAGAAAGGACCAAGTACATGAATTCGGTTCAAGTGAAAGTGGCTGAACAGATCGCAGAGATCAGCCCACGCGTCGAGACGAAGGTCGTCGATGTGTTAGTCGTGCGAGAGCTGGACCGGCGTTCAAACGCTCTGGTCCAGGTGATCGATCAGTTGGCCAAGTTGGAACAGGATCAGCGTAAGCTGGGCCCGGACCAAGTCACCTACAACGACAAGGGTGAGAAGGCAACTGAGACGTACAGCAAGCAGCGCACGGAAGAGCGCAAGAAGCTGACGGACAAGATCACCAAATACACCAACACCATCAACAAGGCGTTGGAGAAGGGCGATTTCAAGGATGTCTACAACCTCGCCAACAACAAGGGTGGAGACACCAAGCCTAGCGACGATCAGGGAGAAGATCAGGCAGAGGGTTGATGAAGCCTTCCCGGTTTACTTCCTAGACAAGGCTGTTGATTACCACTGTCGTAAAGGTATTCGCCAGGGTTGTTTATGCTCTGTCTGTTTGAAAAAGAGCACTGCGGCTGGTAGCCTGGCATATTCTAACTTAAACTTGGAATGGCCAGATTGGTACAAGAGCCCACACTACCGCATCGCCTACTACGATCCGTGGGAAGACTACGACATGGGATCTATTGTGGTTAAGACAGCCCGTCAAAAGAAACGTCGAGAAATCCGTAAGGACCTCGACGAATTAAAAACACACGTGCTCTAAGCACGCAATAAAGGAAAGAAAAATGAATGAGCAAGTGGTTCAAGTGGATGCTTCCACGGCAGTGGACGTCCCAGAGTTCCTCAAGCGGAAGCTTGACGAGCAACACTCCGATGGAGTCACCATCGTCCAAGACGACAGTGACGAAGTCGAAGTCCCGGAAGGTCAAGTCAATGACTAACCTACCGTTCTAGTGTTAAGGGGAGAGGTTTTCCGTTGGCCTCTCCCCTTTTTCTTTAGGAGTAATTAATGGATTGTGATATGCTAATTATCAACGATGGTACCCCTAACTTACTGGTAGAGAAAGTATCTCCTCCAATGGGTTTAGGAAAGTTACAGCTAAGGGAATGGTACATGGATCGCGTAGGCTTTGTACCTACAAACTATAGGAGTAAACCAGCAGTGACACCTACTGAAATGAATACAGCTAAAGCTGAGCTTAAGACTGCCTCTAAGCCGGCCCCACAGCTTGCTGCACACATGAGTACAGCGTGGACGGCGATGTACTACAATGCTTACCCTTCCCAAAATTGTAAGAAAGAAGAAAAGATGTTAGACCTAAACCAGAAGCGTATTGATCATTTGACTCAGCGTCTCAATGACGCAACGCGTAGTCATATTGAAAGTCTTCGTCCCTTCTATAATCTAGAGGACGAGGATGCACCGCGCAGTCTGAAGCAGTTGGCCGATCGTATTAAGGAAGGTCGTTACATTATCGTCAATGATAATGGAACCGAGGACCTGGACCAACCAACAATTGGTTACTTTGAGCTTTACTATTCACTGGGCCGTAACTTCAGATGGCGTGACCCAGCGAAGAAGCTTGATACAGAAGGCTATAACGCTGCAATTGCTCGCCGCGATAAGGCCTCTAGAGACGTAATGGACGTCATCATCATCAAGGATGCTGATGCAGGTCTCGCTGCTGTTCAGGAGTTCGAGGCTAAGGACTTCACTCAAACCTGACCGGTGGTCAGTGGCCTAACTGAGGGGTTGGGCTCCCTCCAATAACAAAACAATTCTCCCACACCTAGTGCACTAGGAGCGGACCTAGAGACCGAAAGGCCTGTCTAAGTAGAGTGGCAAGTCTGGGTGCTCGTTAAGCCAGACAAACTAAAACCCCCGGAATTCCGCAAGGAACCCGGGGGTTTATTTTTGTGTCTGGACCAGGAGTTAACTCCCCCTGGTGATGATAGGGCCAGCTTTTAGGGCTGTAAATAGTGTTGTTTACCTGTTGGATCATGGGCTTCTACGTCAGTACTACCTCTGCGTAGGTCTACCGTCCAACCCTTATCTTCAAAGGCTTTCTTTACGTCTTTGGTCATTTCTTTTCCTTGTGCCCATCTAGTTACCATATTCTCTAGTTGTAAAGCCTGTTGATCAATCTCATTGGCACTGGGCTTAGGAGTAATACCTTCTCTTTTAACTTTACCAGCAACGGAGCCTACTGACTTACCTAACTTACTAGCTATGTCTTCAAAAGGTAAACCAGCTTCACGCATATCTTTTAACTTAGTGGTATCTTCTTTAGACCAACCTCTATTGACTCCACCGCCACCTTCGCTGGGCTTACCAGCGGGAGCGTCAGATAGAATATTACGACGTTGTTTACCTACATCCATTGCGTATTGCATACCTGCAATGAATTCTGGAGAGGCATCATTAAGCTGAAGTCTTTCTTTCAATTGTTTAGGAGAAAGCTTATAACCACTACCCTCTTTTTGGATAATAGCCCTTTCCTCTTTCCACAGTTTCATGTAGTCATCCCAACGATTAATAGGCGGACTTATTGTATTACTTTCAGCATCATCCCTGGCCTTACTACGTAGTTCTTCCTGAGGAAGATTTTTCCAGTAATCCATAATTTCTCTTTGTCTTATAAACTGATCTTCAGCTTCTTGCTTAATCTTAGGATCAGCCAAGTCCTCGGGAGTTAGCCTATTATTTTTATAAGCGTCTTGCTTGTCCTCGTCTGTAAGTCCTTCTCTAGCAGAACGCATCCTAGCTGCATCTACAGCTTCTTCAACAGTCTCATGAACTTGAGAATCAGGAAGTTGCTGACCTGCCTTAGGAGTTTTCTTACCATAAACATTCACCCATTTACCATCGAGTCTTTGAATAGTTTCAGACTGTTCATGGTGTATTCTCTTGGGGTCTGAATTAAATGCTGGGTCATCTGCAGGTTGCCCAATGGGCCCACGCCACGGTCCTCTAAATATGGGTACGTTACCTGGACCATACGTAGTATCTGGCTTTTGGATGTACCCAGGGATATCGGACTCAGCGTCTGGACTGTTGGGATCAATAAAACCTTTATTCTTTTTTAAGAAGTCATCCATCTGTTTTTTAACCAGTTCATCTAACTGGAGACGATCTTGCTCTTTCATCGCAGGCCCTAGGTCGGCTACTGGAATACCCCCAGGAGCCTCTACGGAGGCCGCTGGTGCGTTATTTTGAGAGGGCCTTGGTACCCCTACCGGGGCACTTTCTGACGCATACTGAGCCATGAGGAAATCAGCTTGATCCTCGTAGACTGTACCGTCTGGAGTAGATGATGCCATTTACTTGCTTTCGTACTGCTCTAGTTTCTTCTTCTTATCTTCTGCTCGCTTCTTACTCTCAGCCACCAGGCTTTTGTACAAGTCAGCAGGTAGACCAGAGATATTCTCTAGATCTAAACCAGCTCTCTGGAAGGTCTGCATTAGGTAAGGTACAACGGGTTCACCATCCTTTTCAAGGATGTTGGTAATCATAGAGATACCACCATTCAGTTTGTTAAGGACCTTATTTGAGTAGGCAATCTGTGCGAAGCGTCCAGCATCATTCCTAGTCGGTTGATCTTTACTAATGTCATGTAGCTTCCAATAAGGAACTCTACTATCGGTATTCCATTCTAAGATCGTCTTGGGTATCTTTTGAATGGATGCAAGTTCTTTAATGTCCTGTTTGAACAATACATTCTGGAAGGAGTGCGTGGAGAAGTCCTTATAATTAGTCCATAAGGTTCTATCGACCTTCTTTAACTTTTCCATAACCTCCGTAACGTTACCATTGGTAAGACGTTGGTACAAACGGTTTCTACCGTCACCAGCTTCAAACTCCTGTAACAGTGGGAGGTTCTTAGGATCAAATAAGAAACGAGCAATCTCCACTTGAGTTGATATAGGAGTCTTCGTGCCCGTTAGACCAGTGTCACCATCAATTAATTCAAAGTATTGACCGAAGACTTGAGCAACAGGTAACTTCTTTTCCTTGGCATCTTTAATTGCTTGAATTAGAGTAAAGGTTTCACCAGTCGTCTGTCTTTCAGGTTGGGTAATAGCTTTAGTCATTTGCTCACCAATATACTGACCAATACCTCCTTGGAGCTGTTGGTTTCTCTGTATGAACCCTCTGTACCAAAGTCCTTGAAATTCTGGACCAAACTTCTCTACACCAGACATGATGTCCATAAAAGGAGCCATCCGAGGATCATTCCATAGCTTCAGTGTAGCTTGATTAGTCCTGACTTTAACGGCATTAGCCAAGACAGCAGCTTTAGCTGCATTGCCTTCTGTGTAAGCTTTGATCATATTATCAAATACAGCCCCACCCTCTGTAGCAATCTTATTGATATCATCTCCGACAGCTTCAGCAGTAGATCGTCTGGACCCTTCAGGAACTTTAGTTGTTAATGCACGGAATTCCTTTAAGTATCCTGCTTTCATGTTTTGTAGAGCAGGTATTAATTCAGCAAGACGCTCAGGGTTCTTCGTTATCTCTGGATCATTTACCAGTTCATCTAAAGTCTTGCCACCGGCAGCTTGCATTGAATAGAAGTATTTATCTGCTGTCTCGATGGATAGACTTTGAGCCCTAGCCGTACCAAATATTTTACTTAGTTTGACGTCATTCTCGACATCCTTAAGCTCACGGTCACCTTGTTCCGAATTCCACTTAGCCACTGTATGCTTATTAATGAAAGATCGAATGCTATTGCCATCAACAGGTCTACCTGTAAACGGATCTGTTGCACCGGTCTTATACCTTTGTTGCATCATATCCATGCCCGGTAGCTCGATGTATTTATCCATCAAAGCTAGGTCACGCTTAGTCCCATCCTCGGCTCCAGCCTTAGTCGCGGCTAACAAACTTAGTACACCTTGAATGTAGTGATTAGCTGGGTCTCTACCTGTAATACCGGATACTATATTATCAATGTAGTCTGAGTACCCAGGGAACTGTGAACGGTATCGTTTAGCAATTGCAGACAACTGAGAGTCATACATGATATCAGGGATCTTCCTGGCATCCTTAGCACTCTGAAGTGTCGACACAGATCTACTTAAGTCATTCTTCAATTGTCCAGGGGCTTGTGATTCTCGACTAAGAAGATCGAGTGGACCTTCTGCATCTTTAGCCTCAGTAGTTCCGACAGAAACATGACCGATGCCAGAGGGATCTGTTTCAATAGTTGGTGTGATCTTTCCAGAAGCTACATCCAAACCGAGGTTAGCGGCATCAGTTAGTTTCTGACGTTCCCCTTCTACTTCGGAACGAATGTTGGTTGCGAGGTAATCCCTGACTCCAAAGTCAGCTACCTTTACACCACTTTCAATGACATCACCTATGCCCTTAAGCATAGCTCCTTTAGAAGTATCACCATGACCAGTCTTCTGACTTATAGGTGAAGACTGTTTAAGGTATTCCTCAGGTTTTACATTAGGTACATCAGGGTTAAAAATTGCGATTTCAGCCTCCTCTTATATAAGCCATAGCTTTAAGGAGACCTTCTTCATTGTCACCTAACATGCCTAAACCAACATTGCATTTCATGCAAAGTAGTCCTCTAATTTTGTTTGTTTCATGACAGTGGTCTATGTGTAAATCACGTTGCGTTAGTGTCTCAAACACTCTATTGCAAAGTGCGCATTTACCATCCTGCTTTTCAAAAAGATCAAAGAAATCTTCTTTTGTTAAATTATACATACTTTTTATATTACGCCACTTGTAGGAGTCTTTATCAGAGTGGTAGTAGCCTCTTTGTGTGGATAAGTATTTATTTCTATCCTTATAAGGCATTATTTCTTTTGTTCCTTTAATCTCAACAGACGTCCGTATGCGTCTTGCGCAATATCCTTACGATGCTCAGGAACATCCTTATTGAAGTAATCCCAATTCATCTTATCGGGAAGTGTCTCGTAGTCCCTCATAGCAATAGAGTAGAACTTATCGTAGTCCTCTATGGGGTAACCGACGGACTCCAAGTAAGCTATTGCATTCTTGAAGAAGTCATCTGCTGCCTGAGGATTATCATACGAATTAAGACCTCGACGGAATTCCTTAATGGCTTGTTTAAAGCCCCAGTCCGTCATAGCCTTTTCGTCCTTACGAGTAGAATGCTGCAAGTGCAACTCAACACTATCCTGTGGACTAAGTCCAGACAGGTACATGAAGAGGGCATTACTAGCAGTCACATCACTAATCTGACCTTCATTCTTAGTTAACCACTTACCCGTATTAAGAGCCATATAAAGCTTCCAAGTATTATTCACACTAGATATCTCCTTGAAGATATCAAGGAAATGAGCAGGCTTAAGTTTGAAAGAGCCTTCTTGCTTAGTCATAGAAGCTATGGCTTTGAAGAACGGGTCCATAGCCAAGAAAGTATTATAGAGGGTAGAACCGGAGGCTCCAGTTACCACACTCAAGACCGCTTGGTCTGACCTAAGAGCCTCACGTAGGAACTCGAAACCCTGGTTAGAATACCTCTCAGAGGCATTGTAATCGTTACCGGTGAGCGTTGACAGCATGGTTGATATACCACCCTCCATGAAGGCAGTCTTATACCAGTTCTCGCCCATTATATAACCGTTCTCGCGGGCCTTCTGTTGCCAGTAGTCTGCAACTGGGAAACCAGTCACACCAATAGCCGAGGGTACTCCATACAGAGCGGCGTTAACCGCAAGGAGTCTACCCTTCTCTATCTTAGTAAGTCTCTTACCCCAGAAGAGTTCTGCCATACGCAGAGCGTAGGAATAGAACTGAGTGGGAATAGAGAAGATACCCCTATGTAATTCAGAGGCTGACGCACGGCTCATATTGAGTGATAGGTCGTCCGCTCTATTTAGAATATCAGCGATGTCAACATCGGTTAGTCTACCTGTAGGGTTCTTAGCCCTATGTTCCAAGTACGCAGTATACCACGCACCCTTACGCACGAAGCGTTCACCTTCCTTGAAGAAGAACGTAGCTGCGTCTAGGAAAGTCTTACCTTTATTAGAAAAGACATCGTAGAATTGTGGAGAGTCACGCATGATGTACTCACCACCAACATTACCAAAACCAGTTCTCTCCAGAGCTAACCAAGCTTCCTTGAACTCACCAGGTTTAAACTTGGCTGCACCAGGTATGAGTCCCTTGGTTGCCAACTTATCTAGATGGTCAAGTATTTCTGGGTTACGGTTTACGCGTGCATACAGATCAAGCATAACTGCTTTAGTTCCAGTAGACGCGTATTTAGCTCCTGCAATACCAAAGATCGCAGAGAAGGTTTGTGTCTGAACAAACAGTTGAGGTATAGCCCAGAGACCAATCTTATCGTGGAAAGTAACCGCTCTAATAAATCCGAAGGGATCACGGAGCTTTGGGAGTATATGACTTGGCGCTAAAGCCGTTCTTGTAAATCCTTTGTCGTAAATCCAGTCAGTCATCTTCTGTGCCATGGAATGCAAGAAGGTTTGTGTCTGGTCTTGAACACCCAGGAACTGTTGTACTTGAAAACGAACCGTCTTAAGATTGTTGATTGTAGCTAGATCGTGAACAGGGTCCGCTCCTTCTTTCCATACTGGATTATAGAAGTAATACATAGGCGACTCTCTTAAAGTCTTTGGATCAACGTCTAGGTACTTTGCAGCTTCCTCAACCCAATGCTCCGCAGAGAATATCTTATAGTCATTCATGAACTGACTTTCGACAGCCCGCTTCAAACCCCTATTGATTAGTGTAATAGGACTTACAAATCTAGTAGGCTCAGACTTATAGAGAGGGGTGTTATCAATAGGTCCACCGTACGCTTCCTTAGTTCCGTCCCTGAAAGCTTTACCATACTTCTCATTTAAACCACGGTCTAAGTCATGCAAACGGGTCAGCCGAGGCACGAGACGTATCTCATCCTCCAGACTGAGTTTGCTAGGGATTGTTAATCCCTCAGTTGTTAAGCCAGGTTTGAACCACCCGTGTACTTCTTCGAAGTCCAACGGCAATGGATTAGCAGCACGAGCTGCATCGAAGTCCCCATTCTTAATATGTTTACGAACTTCGTTTAACTTGTTAGCAACATCTTTACCTTTGGCTCTGATGTTAAAGGCAGCAACTGTACGGTCACCTCGGTACCACCAACTTCCAGTTACATCATCCAAGCGCATGTGGGCTTGTTTAACGTAATGGTCAAAGTCTGTATCTGCGAATTGCTTTACCTTGATATCACTCCAAGACATTGGACGTGACTCAGCCCTTGGTGTAAGAATATACCTCACCCGAGAACCTCCAGTCCTTCCGAAGCCTTCTAGAGGGTAATCATCTGGGTTTACTACTTTGAGTAGAGTAAGCTTCCCTGAAGCAACGTCTTCAATCGCTTGCTTCCCGGCCTTTGTACTTCTGTACCTAGACGAGTCCTTGACAACCTCATCCGTGAAATTCTTTCCAACAACCAACATAGAGTCGCCATCCTTAGGCCACTGAACTAACTTAGTTGCTTGTATGCTTTTACGTACGAATGGAGATGAAGTACTATTTGGATTTAATACTGTGGAGATAGTCCACGTTTGTGCACCTTCACGACTCCAGTCCTTAAACTGTTGTCGTGTATTTAGAGCTTGTTCTACTTCGCGCGCACGCTTGTACGTGAAGTAGGCTTTAACTTCCTGCTCATCTGGAAGTCGTCCTCTAATACGATTGAATTCATCCGCAAAGACGCCGACCGAGCGTGGTAAGCTAACCTCTCCCGTTCTAGGGTCCCGGTAAGAAGTTCTGATCTCATCAATTGCATGTTCCCATTGATCCCACTTTTTCTTATTAGATGTAAAGGGTAATCGGAAACCCTTAAGCTTGTCGACTTCTTTAGCCATCTCTTGTAGAGATTCAAAGACCTTCGACTGTGTATACGTGGCAATTTTACGGTTGCGTCTCTGTGCAAGAGACATCGTTTCCTCTGGAGTCCTTAAGCTACCAGCAAAGGCATTAAGCATACTCTTAGGAGTTTTATTTTCATTGGTATGTATAAGAAAGTCACGTACAGCATCGCCTGTTTCTTTGAAGGGTTGTGTAACCTTTACGGTCCAACGTAATCCCTTTTGTTCAAGTGTACCATTTAAACCATGATCATTATTGAACTGCTTGGCATCCTTAAAGTTCCATAGTTTACCACCCTGCTGACCAAAGTGAACGTCTACATAATAGACATCAGCAAAGTCATCCTTGTAAGGGGTAGATACCGCGATCTGATTATTCTTCATACCAGGGTGTTCGTCTATAATTTCCCTTTCGACCCTCCGTAGAGCTTCCTCAATCTTAAGAACCCCGGGAATACGCTCAACTTTCATAATCTCTGAAAGCTTATTTGCGAACCCACGGATGGGAGCCATGTAGGCTTCCTCTAAACGGTTTACGAAGTCTTTACTAAATGAACCTGGATTTGCTCCTATAGCTTTGGCCTCACTGCTGAACAGAGCTACCATGGACTCTTTGGTATCGACGACAGGATCACTTACACCCTTCATCTGTCTCTCAATACGCCCTGTAGCTGCTGTAATGGCAGCTTCTTTTGTATCTCCGACTGACTCTTGAATAGCAGCCTTAGTAGGTGCAGTCTCATCCTTTAGGACAGACTTAAGAGCGTTATCTAATTGTTTAGAAACTTCTCTAGAAGCTTTTACACCCTTAGCAATCTTAGCTCCTGTGACTAGACCTGTAGCCATTAATGGAGTAAAGATATTCTGGAGGAACTCTTCACTCCTACTTTGTCCCAACATTGCATTGAGAAAGGAGATTGCTAGGGTAGGGTTAGTCTTTAACTCCCCTACAATCCTTGCTAACTCTACTTTCATTTCTGAATAGGGCAGTGACAGAAGACGTATAGATTGGGCCTCTAGGTTAGAACCTAAGAAACCTCCTTCAAGAATGCCTGACCCTTTAACCTGACCACGAAGTCTAGCTTCCTGGTAAACCTGAGAGAATATAAGAGCGTTATCAAGCGCCCAGCTTGTGTACCCCTGAGACTGCTTAGCAGCCTCCATATTCTCTAGATGTCTTATAATATCTTCTTGTTTAGCTTTAACAACATTGCCAGCCACTAACTGATCTTCAGTTAATTGTGGAGCTTGCTTACGAGCTTCCGTTAAGACCGAGTCATGCATAAATGACACAGTATCCAACTGGGACATGTGTTTCTTAGCGTACTCTTCTTCAATGACGTTATTAGGATCAGGCGGTCTATTCGCAGCTTCAATCTGATTGTTAATCGTCTGGACATCCTGAGGGGTTAGTCCAGTTCCTGTTTTGCGAGCAACTTCATTAATTATTCGTTGAGAACGAAGTTGTTTCTGGAAGGCTAATTCATTAGCCATCTCTGTGCGTAGAGCATTCTCACGTCCAGCAGCTATGTCTTGGTATACTTGATCGTACGACTTTTGAGCTGCAGGCATACCATAGGTAGCCCTAAAGGCACGCTTCTCAATCACTGATGGACTGAGTATGTCCACCGAATTAGTAGGCGTGTCTAAGCTAATTGGATCGGGAGTTTCCTCGACCCTAGTATCTAGTGATAAAGGTTCATTCATTTAATAGATCGCATTCGAACTTCCGAAGCCCCCTGAAGGGGCTGCCTTAGGAGTACTTGCGAATAGTTTACTTCCACCCATAGCAGCTCCTGTTATCGCACTACCGAGTTGTGACCAACCTTGGGCCTCGGACGAAGCCGTTTGGTAGTCAGCCTGAGCTTGGGTTAAGATATCTTTCTGTCCAGAGATTAAATTATTAATATCGAAGATATTTCTACCAATCATTAAGTTTTGATTAATCCCTAATAGATTCGTATTAGTGTCACCAGATATTTGTCCGTAACCTCCTTGTAACCCCGATCCTTTGCTTGCCCCTTGTGAAGTTGCATTCGTTAAAGCTAGGGCACGGGCTCTCTGAGAATTACGGAATAATTCCATCTTTTGTCGTGAAGCATTAAGTTCCATCTGTTGACGACGCTGAGCCTCAGTCTGTCGTTCTAACTTCGATATTTCTTTTTGTGCTGCCGAAGCTTCTTCAGCATATTTACTGGAAGCACTAGCCCCTGCAAAAGCCCCGTAGGCTTGCAGGCCTATTCCAATTCCGGCAACGACTAACGGTAATACCATTTATTAAATTCCACTATTAACCATATCAAGAGTAGACCAACCCATAATATTAAAGGGTTTGCCGTCTACAGATTTTACTTTAAATTGTAACACTAAACCACTTCCTCTAATTTTATGCTTTCGAAAAATCTTATCAAAGTTTGCTGACGTATTCTCTACTAGCTGTTCAGTGGAAAATCTACCGGAGTTAGCCGTGTTAGCAAAGTCTCGGATTCCCTGAATTTTATATGCTGTATTAACCTCATTCGTCGAGAAAACATATACATAAAGAGGTTGAAATTTTCTTAAAGCTTGGCCTTTTAGACGGTAACCTGTGACAAAGAAACTTTCATAGTTTACAGGAGAACTAAATGTTTCCCAATCGACATAGTCCGTGTCCATTTCTTCAGACATTGTAAATTTCTCAATCGCATTCTCTGTATAGAAAGTAGGATACCTAAAGGTAGGAATGGGAGAAGTTCCCGCAGGACCTGCAATATACGTAATTCCATTTATACACGGAGTACCATCAATACCAATTGTCCAGAAGAAGAAAGCCTCCGTTGGTATATTAAGATTTAGAACTCTATTAAATTTGTATCTTGTAGTTGAGTTAGTTTCTTCTTCACCCCTGAAAGCCCACTGCACAGTATAGGTGAGTGGATTGTAATCGCCTCTTGCATATAATTTACTAACAAGAGGAATTTCCTCGTATTCAGAAGATATTGTTGGAAGAGTTATAGACTTTACTTGAAGACCTTGTTGTCCAGGAATAATAGTATAGATACCTTCTTCATTCCACCAATAAGGTAGTCCTTGTACACTTACAAAAGAAGTAGAAGATATACTTTCTACTTTAGATATCTCCGTTACTGTATAGTCATTAGCAGTGAAACCAATACCTTGATTGCCTGTAATAAACCATATTCCATTAGCAGCAAAAACTAATAAACCATTTTGAATTGGAAATAGTTTAAATACTGTACCAGAACCCTGAATACGAACTATACCACCGTCTGATGGAAGTAAATCAAATAGGGTTTCTGAAGTAGGATCGTTGATCTGATGACATTTACCAAACTGATCTATACGTTCAGTGATTTGGGAAAAGTATATATTCTCAGTAAAGCCTGTTGCAGCTACACCAGCATACCAAACACGTCCTTGAAAGAACGTACCAGTTCTAGGCCTAGCTGTAGTTGTAATATCAGTTAAGCCAGTTACACTAGATACTGCGCCTCTAAGTTGATTAAAAGCTTGTAAGGTAAAGTAACCCCTAGGAGCAGGGCCCGAATTAAGGGTAACATTCTCAACAGTAGTTGCAGGATCGAAGACACCTGTAGAACTCTTAAAGGCCCACCATACGTCTGCATTAGAAGGATAAGCACTAACGTCAGAAGCAAAGGTAGTTATCTTAGCCCCTTCATTAAAACTTATCATCCAATTATTGGCATTACGAACACCATAAATAGTAGTCCAAGAAGTAATACTGAGTGTTAAAGTAGTACCTACGTAGCTGGTTACAGTGCCGTTGAAATTAACTTGTATTGTAGGAAAGTCTGTTAAGAAGCCCTGTCCACCTACGGTATCCCCACCTACAATGGGTATACCAGCAGCTACAGTAAATACTCTTGTATCGGGTACTGCACCACCAATAGAAACTGAAGTAGAAGAAGCAGCCGTCCACGATCTATTAGTCCAACCTTGATTAAAAAGATTATATAGATGTTGGGAGGTTAAACTTGAAGTTCCTGGTCTAAAATTATCTGGAACTCCTGGTTCCATAATTCCTTGGAAGTCCCTAATTTCTATAGTAATTTTAGTAGCTGTTACAGTACCACTAGAATACGTACAGTAGAAAGGGTCTAGATTAGGATGGTAAACAAATAGGTACCCATTCCCATTAGAAAATTCACATTCTATAGTCTCTGGAGACTCTGCCCCAGAAGCTGTGAAGGTAGATAGAGTAATTGTAGATGCAAGCTTTCTACCAGATATTGGAGTAGCTACAGTAGCTGTAGTTATACTAAAGAAATGTAAAGTATCCCCTACCTGCTTAACTAAGACTTTGACATTACCGTCGCCACCTGCATTCTCCCATTTAAAGTCAGAGGTAGCTTTGTTAGTAAAATCCATATTGGTAGAAGTATAATTGGTTTCAAAGTCAAAACCTAAACGTCTTTCCACAGTCCCAGTACGATTAAAGACACAGTTGTCTGTGTCTGTACATGCGTTCTCAGGAAAGTTAAGTCCAGTAAATTCAGTAATATGCCCCTTGGTAAAGTTATTCTCTACGGAGGCAACAGGTTGTCTAGGCATAGTTATCTTTAACTTCTACTATTTCGATATTTCTACGTTTTAGGTATTCTTCAGCAAGTTTCCTCGCTCTATTAAAATTGGTGAACCTCTGTTTTAGAAGCAAAGGAACAATCCCAGAGTCATACTCGAACCACCATAAATTGGTGATAGGATCGCACTTTACATGTAAATTATTGGTTCCAGAGAATATACGAGGGTCAATTAAGCCAGCAGCGGACTTAGGTTTCTTATCGTCCATTACTTTAAGAACAAGTACTCGATCTCGACTGTGCATCTTGGCCTGTCGCAGTTCTCCTTGAAGAACTTCATTTATCATTATCGTTCACGCATCCAACGATTGGGAGAGGACATACCTTGTGTTTTACGTCCAAAGTTTGGAAGTTGAGCCAGATAATTAGGCTTAGGAAAGTACTTAGTCTTTTCAAACGAAGACCATTGTCTCCTAACTTCTTGTTCTACTTTTGGATTAATCGTCTGCTTTAAGTCTGCAAAGGCTGCTGCTGTAACTTCATTTAAAAGTAAAGGAAACTGAGCATCATCCAAATCAGGAATAAAGGAATCTACCATTGTAAAGGTTGGGTTAATCAATCCAAAGGCTATTGTTTTACTTGACTGGAGAGTAGTATCAACGTCTGCATCGTAAGAATCAAAGACAATTGTATCATCGTTTACGATTGTACAATAGCAGGGCTGACGATCATTCATAAAATAAAATGTGAAAGAGTTTAGTGTAAGACTGTCAACATTTACCTCATCTAGATTAAGGGCGTGAGAACGGTCTATAAACTGTTGTAAAGGCAGGATTGTTACATAAGTAAAATCATCAATCGTAGGATTGGTTTCAACTCTGTGATACTTAATCCATTCAACGGTCCTAATACCACTTGGTTGGTACATAACAACAGGTAGGGTGGGGTCTGCACTGGCAACCAATTGGAACATTTGTTTATGCTCTGGAAGGTGTGCCCTTGAAACAATATCAAAGTACTTAGTCTTAACCAGTTCAGCTACTTGTCTAGATTCGGTAGTATCTGATATAGAGTTCACTTCATCTGAATCTAACCGAGACAGTACGTTCTGAACAATATCTAAATTTGTATATTTCATTTCTTTATAATCTTTAGTGAGTTATCTAAGAATAAGAAACCAATCACAACGGCTGCAACACCATACAACCATTCACTAAGACCGGCTGTGTTACAAGTACTATCGTACAGGTACGGGCAAGCAACCTTATCCCATAGGATAAGTTTGTTGATATAAAAGGCAAAGGGAACTATAAAAGCAAAGCGAGCTATACTGATCCACGGAGACTTAGTCTCTGCAATAAGAACGTCTCGTTGGGCCTCTAAGGATTTAACCCGTTCGTTAGCTGAAACCTTCTCATGTTCAGTCGCAGCATTAGCCATGTTCACTTTGGCCTTGGCAAGCTCCCGCACTATAGCGGGAACTCCTCCAATAACCAACGATAGTATCGTAGTCCACATTAGTCTTTATTCGCTAAACGTCTACCCCAGAACGCAAGAGCAAACAGTACCATCGTTACGATGGCCATCTGTGTCTCAGTGACAAACCTACTCATAGGAATACCACTTACAAACTCTTGCAGAACTACGGCAGCAGAGCCAGCGACACCTAAGCCGGTGACAATGTAAGTCTTAGCACCAGGAGCCCATTCGGCAACCCAGTCTTCAAACCTATTCCACTGTTCCTTAATCCAATTCCACATTTTTCTTAATCCTTGTTTTATACCACCATACAACTACGGCAGTTAGTCCAGCGGCTATTAGTACGCCAGCAGCCCAGTACATCCACGTAGATGGGTCAGCCTGACTGGCTGCAACAACAGTACCACCTACGACAACTGCACCCGCTCCTGCGGCTGTAGTTCCAGCATCATTACCCTCTCGCTTAGGTTTGATTGTCGGATCAAGTTCCATCAAGCACTTAATGAGAGCAGCACATCCGGGTTGTGAGTCAGCGGCAGTGGCGGACCACACACCATCGGCTACATACTTTCCACGGAGATATATAGTAGTACCAGCCCAGAGGTAAGCAGAAGGGACATTGTGATTATGGTAACCCCATCCATTGTAAAGTTCTAAGTAATACAGTATCTTCTCTAGACGCCAGTCTATGATCTTGTTGAAATGCTTGAGAGTTACGAGGGCGTCGTAGGCTCCTTCTTCCCAAGTATTAAATGGACCTCTTCCTCTGGGGATATGTGTAGATACACGATTAAGAGGATCACCTTGTCCTAACTGCGTCTTCCAGTTCTGCGAAGATTCGCGCTCATGGATGACAGCAATCATGTACCAAGGAACACCAGTAGCTTTCTCGGTAGCTATGTAACGATCTTTAGCTTTAAATAAACGCAGAGCAATCTTTCTAAGGTTAGCCTCCCACGTAGGACGAAGCTTCATGCTGTCCCATTGTTTGGCATACTCAGGCCATTTCTGTCCATATGTAGGCATTATAAATCCTTTATTAATTATTTATATCTGCGTGGAGACCTGCTTGAATAACAAGACCACCACCGTCTCCGTAAAAAGTTCCCGTACCACCAGCAGAACTATACTCTTTCCAAATTACGATATGTCTTCCCATTCCTGGGTAACCATCGTACATAGCGACAACATTAACTAGTTGACTTGCTGCTCCTACCGTAGGGGCTGATGTCAAATTATCAACAACAGTAGTTGTATTAATTGTATCTATGTCAATCCCAATAATACCAAAGTTAGCCACATCTGTATTAGAATACGTAGCCAGAGCACGAGCGGTTAACAAACGTCCATCAAGAGTTTGTAACAGATCGACTTGATTTGCTGTGCTATTATTCGCCTGTCTGAAAGTAGCAGTTGTATAAGTCCAGGTATTAGTACTTTCTACTACACGCATTCTACGCATGACTGTATTATAAGCATTAGAAACCCATCTAAATAAAGTACTATCGGTCAACTGAGCAGAACCGTTGGAACGCACAGAACCCACTAGTGTTCCTCTAGTTGCAACGGGACCGTTTGTAATATCTTGAGCATTTGTCCAAATACCCTGGGCTTGTCCAATCTGAGAAGTACCTGCACCAGAACCCCTTGAAGTATCCGAAGACCACGCAGGTCCACGGGTAGCTCTGATGGTACCTGCATCATTCCAGACAAATATATCGTAAATTGAATTATTAGCTACGGCTGCAGGAGACTTAGTTGAGTCCGCAGTAGTCTGTGACAATTCTCCGCCGATATCTGTATTTATAAGTGCAGTTCCATTCCAAATCGGTACATAACGTCCAACGTAAGGTGTATAGTACAAAGTAGTAGCACCTGTTACGTCTGCTGTAGTAATAGCAGTACCTGAAGTTAAAGTTAGGCGTCCTTGTGGGGGCAGAATAAAATTAGTTAAGGTTGCAAGCGTACCTGAAGTAGGTAGCGTAACTGCCGTTGCTCCAGATACTGTTAGCGTAGTACCAAAGTTACCTGAAATTGTTAAAGTACTAGCAGCATTATTTGCAACACCTGTCCCACCTGCAGCAGCACCTAATGTACCGTAAGTCTGTGCGGTAGCTCCACCACCTCCTGAAAGAAGAGGTTGGCCTGCAGTACCCGCAGCAGTAGGAAGATTAAAGTTATACGTACCTGCCGCAGCTTGAGGTGCTATTGTAACGGTACCACTTGAAGAACCGTCTAAACCAACTGTAGGAAAAGTATTGGTCCCTGTAAATTCATTGTCTCCACCAGTAGTGATCATCGTTCCTGAGGTAGGAAGCGTTATGTTAGTAGAACCCGATATTGTCAGTGTAGTAGGAAAAGAACCTGAGATCGTAAGAGTACTTGCAGCATTATTAGCTACACCAGTACCTCCATGATCTGGTGTTATAGTACCCGGGATATCAGTAAGGTTTCCCCATTCAACATCATAATTAGTACCGCTGTTCTTAACTAAAGCTTGTCCAGTAGTTCCCCCTACTGGTACAAGATTAATCGTTCCAGTATCGGTAAAATCTGATAGTTCTGTTAGTCTAACTGGTTCCGTAGCACCTATAGGAACAGGCAGATTAATTATCCTGTTGGAATTCATATCCAAACTAGCGGACATAGTATTAGGAGTTGTTCCATCTCTAGACAACGTATTATCAAACGCAGTTTCTACAGTATCAAAATTCGTATTTATAGTACCCTGAGCAGTACTACTTTGTGTTATATCTGCTATATTATTTAAAGTTACTTTAGACATTCTTGTTCCCTTATGGGTAAATTAAATCAGCCCAACCGTTACCAGTCAAAGTCAAGCCCGTATCACTGAGATGTGTTTGGTCTGCCAAACGATAGCCTCCTACAACTGTAGCATTATTATCCGCATCATACCCTGCTACAATATCTCTGCTTACATCTACAGAATTATCTATTCCAGTTTGTACTGCAGTTGATATACTACCACTTACCATCGTATACTTACCAATGTAGAAGGTAGCATTACAATCAAGGGCACGAATACCATCGACAATTGCCCAGATAGAATTCCTTACGTTAGTAGAAGAAGTTCCTAAATCTCTATCAGTTTCCCCTTCTCCCCATATTATTTTATCTGGTTCTATACCCCGCGCTCGACAGCGCATTATTGCAGTTTTAATTCTCGTAAATAGGCTGTTAGTTGTAGACGGAACCCACGAAATATACGGTGTCCCACCTATTGCGATTGGAACCATGATAACCCGCCACGTAGGATTGTTAACAATAATTCTATCTGCAATTCTCATAGATACCGAACTCGGTCCTACAGACGGAGCATAACTTGCACCTAAAATAGGGTCAGCTCCTGCGTAAATACCACCATCATATATATTAAGATTTTGTGCATTTGCGCTGACAGTAGTATAGGGAGCAGTACCACTGGCCGTGGCCATAAGAGACTGACCACCAACTATGATTGTCTTAGTAGTATCTGGGGAAGGTACAAAAGAAGAAACTTGTGTTCGTCCCTGTGTGTTAGAGTAACCAATACCATTAGCTCCTTGCGGAGGGTATTCATAAATCGGAGAGAACGGATCTGGAGCAGATGAAGTAATAAAATAAGTCAATTGGGTATCTCCCCAAAGATACCACCTTGAATTACAGCCCCTCCACCATCTCCATAGAAAGTGCCGGTTCCCGCAGCAGAACTATATTCTTTCCAAATGGCAACATGTCTACCTAAACCAGGATAACCGGTATAAAAGGCTGAAACACCAACCAATTCACCTGTTACTGAAACCGTTGGAACGAGTGTAATATTATCAACAATAGTTGTAGTATTTAAGGTATCTACGTCAATACCCAATACACCAAATTGACTGGCTGTAGTATTTTTATAAGTTGTTGATACAGTTGCTTTCATTAAACCACCGGCAAGAGATTGTAAAAGGTCTAGTTGATTAGCAGCATTTGCATTAGCTTGCCTAAACGTAGCTGTAGTGTAGTTCCAAGTACTAGTACTTTCTATAACTTTCATAGGGCGCATTACTGCATTGTATATATTAGAAACCCACCTAAAGGCTAAACTATCCACTAGTTGTGAAGAACTATTAGATCTTACTGAACCAACTAGAGTGCCACGTTGAGCTGCAGGTCCATTAGTTACAGAATTAGCATTTAACCAAATACCTTCTACTTGAGTAACTTCTGAAGTTCCAGCACCTGATCCACGGCTTGTATCAGAAGACCAAGCCGGTCCACGGGTACAGCGTATAGTGCCTGAGTCATTCCATACAAACAGATCATAGACAGAACTCGCACCTACGGCTGCAGGCGACTTAGTTGCGTCTGCCGTTGTTTGTGAAAGTTCACCACCAGTATCTGTACTTACAAAATCAGTACCATTATAGATTGGAACAAACCTTCCAGTCACTGGAGTGTAATAAATTGTAGTTGCTCCTGATACGTCAGAACCAGTTACCGCAACACCTGTAGTAAGAGTTAACCTACCTTGGGGCATTACAACGACTGTAGTAGTATCCGGTGTCTGCCAGGAGACATCATAATCAGAACCACTGTCTTTAGTTAAGACTTGGTCTGTAGTGCCACCAGCAGGAATAGCATTTAGTGTAATAGAACCACCACCAGTAAAGTCTGAGAGTTCTTGTAAGCGAAGGGGCTCTGTAGCTGCAATAGGTTCAGGAAGATTTAGAATTCTATTGGAATTCATATCAATACTTGCATCCATGGAATTAGGACTAGTACCGTCTCTTGACAGAGTATTCTCTATGGCCGTTTCAATTAACGCACTATTGTTATTAATAGCACTAACAGCCGTAGCTTCATTTTGTAAGTTTGCTAGTTCTGCTAGCGTTAATTTTGCCATATATTGTTCCCTTTAAAATTGTGAGGGGAAACAAAGCCTCCCCCCAGGCTTTTAGTTACGAAGTAACAAACGAAGTGGCAACTGTACCCGAGGCTCTATTAAAGCCAGAGACAGTCCACTTGTTAGCTGCCGTACAAGTCACGTTAAGTACAGCACCAACAAGACCACCAGTAGTGGTTCCATTCATACTAAAGTTATCGTGAGTTGAGCCGTCTCCCGTAAAGATAACGCCCACAACACCCGTACCGTCGATATCGAGTGAATTGTAAGTACCATCAAAGAACGTAGTTCCCTGAGTTGCGGTAGACAGTTTGTACGCGTTAGAAGTTACAGAAGTAACAACAACAAAATCATAGGTCAGACCGATAGAATAAGCAGGCAGCGTGATTACCACGCCGTCTGCCTTATCTAGGTATACGGTCGTACCGGATTCTGCTGCTGTCAGAGTTCTGGTAGCACCAGTTGTGTGCCGAATAACTCGGGACGCAACACCAGTGCCGACAGAATTAGGGGCAGTTACTCCCACCCGTAGAGACTCTACGGTGAGATCAATGCCGCCAAAATCAACAGCAGTTCCCATGTTGTACTCCTTAAACGCGGATCAAGAACAGCTTGAGCCGGATTTTGCCTGCCGTGAAGGCAGTCGCATCCGTGCGCGAAGCAGTGATGAGTCCGATATTAGCCAGCGGCGTGCCGGAACCCACAAGGGCACCGACTTGCGTGCCACCCTTAACCAGGGTGACAAGATTGCCAGCAGACATAGTTGCAGTATCAAACGCAGCTAAGAAACCATTGTAATCAAGTTCAGTCGTACGGTCCGTACGAATTAACCCAACGTCAATTGCGGTGCCAGTAGCGGCAGCGTCCTCAACATGCACTTGCACTTTTGCGACATCGTAACCAGCAGGAACGAACGTAGTGTCGGACTGAACAACCTCAGACGCAGTAAGCGTCGTTAAGTCAATTTCAATTTCAACAGTACGAAATTCCTCAAGGGTACGATATTCGCCGCCTGTATTAGCAGTGGCCTTTGCAGGGCCAAATACTAAATGTAGGCCATCGGGGTTATCCCATGTTCCCATATTTAAATCCTCCCTATTAAACCACGATATTAACGTCCGAGAGGACGATAACCATGTTTTCAGTGCGGTACAGCTTAAAGCCATATTCAGTGATCGTTAGATATTCAGTTTGCTGAAGATCCTTATTGAACTCTGAAAAGACCGTAGGCGTCTGAGTGAACGCGCCAATAATTGGCATCGTGTCACCCGGGGTCGCCGAGAAGAACATGTTGGCAACACCAACGGTAACCGAGCGTCCATTGATCGTCTCTGCGATATCTCGTGGGAGATAGTTAGAAACGTAGACGTCGAAGCCGTAGATATTGAACCTGAACTTCATACCAGTCGTAAGGCCATCTTTCACCAGGGCATCCCACATGGGGACTGGTGACAGAAGGTTCACGATATTGGTTTGGGTCTGTAGCGTATAAGCGACCGTGGGGTCAACCACAGCCACGAGATTAGTCATTGGCACGTTGGCCTTGGTCAGCGCAAAATGCGCCTTCGCAAAGTCAATGAGAGCCATTGATTCATTCGTACCTGAGGCAACCCAGCGGTGATCCGCTTCGTTAATTGTGTTTAGATTGCTTGCCGTTTGTCCAGCATTAGCGCGATCAAAGATACGCGTTTCGACGCCTTCCATAATAGCTCGGTGTTGCTTGGGCGAGAACGAGGAAATGACCTCTGATGCATAGAATGCATCTCGCTTATACTTCTCCGAAATGGCATTAGCAGAGTACTTATACTGATCGATGATGAAAGTATAATTACCTTCGTCGAACTTATTGTACTTAACTGCCTGTCCTTCAACGAAGTCTGCAGTTTCTGCCTCACCAATAGATGGAATGTTAACCGTGGTGCTGCCACCCGGAACATCGATAATACGGACAAACTTCATGGCCACGAGTTCATCGAGCAATAGCTGCTTTAACTGTTTAGATAAAACGCTAGTGTCAATAAGGAACTCGTTATTAGCAACCGAAAATGCGGTAGCCATCAGTTAGTCTCCTTAATTATCCAATCGCATGCCAGTCACCATCCTCGAATTCCGTTCCGAGTGCAGCTCTGTCACGCATTAATTGGACTTGAGTTTTTGAATCTAGATATCGAGCAGGTTCCTCTTTCTTCATCTTTTGATAAAACGCCCAGGTCCGCTTCTGTAGAGAAGGTGCGAAGCTGTCACTTCGCTGCTGAGAACGTGGAGGGGCTTGGAATTGTTCTTGTGGAATGTCTCGGTCCAAACCTAAAGTCCTAATAAGGAGCTTAGGCTCTTTCTTTGCCATTTCATTAAGTCGATCCCGAGTTATACCTAACTCTTCAATCTGTTGCTTTACAACGTCATCGTAATTCGAACCGTAACGTTGTCGTAGTTTGTCCTGTACAAGCCGGAAGTTCTCTTCTTGTTTCTTCCCCTGTTCAATTTCTTGAACCTTGGAAGAGATGATATTTCCTAATTGTTCAGGATCAAAGACGGGCTTATTCTCACTCACAGTAAGGGTATCGTCGTGATCTGATTGCTGCCGTGGCTTGGATAGTTGGTCTACCAATTCCTCCAGCTTAGCCCTCGAATTGTAGTCTTCTCGAAGCCTAAGGTACTCTTCGCGTAAAGCGTCGAACTCCCTATTCTTATGTTCAATGAACATATCAGCTTCGTATTTGCCTCTCGCTAGAGCTCTCTCGTCTTTGAACTTTTTGTTCTCTCCGACTAGCTCTGCGAAGTAATCTTTAGCAGGGTCAACAATGGGTTGGTCACCACCGCTCAGTAAATCTTGGTCAGCCATTTAATGTTATAATCCTTTTGTCCAGGTCAATTAATTCTTGTATGCGGTATAGACAGGCCCTAAAGCCGTTCTTATGCGCCTGCTTGTAGTCCCAGTTAGGGGACTCGTAAGTCTTAAGGTCCATTTCAGACCTGTCTAAAGACTTCTCGTATTCCTTCAAAATGTTCTGTTGGCGTTCTAGTACACGTCGTGCACCAATCACTTCAGCTTGGAAGGTTTCTTTTTCTTTTTGTGTACTTAGATGTTTGGTCCAGTCTAAAATCATTGCACCATTGGTCCTGCTGCTGGGGGTTGACCACCTTCAAGGGGTGGTTGGGCTGCAGACATATCAAAGTCTCCACCTATACCCGTAGCTGTACCCATCTCAGCGAACAACTGTTCCTGCATTGCTTGTACTTGCCGCTGGGCATCTGCCTGCTCAGCAAGAGCGATGTAAGGAACAACCACTTCAAAGTCTTCTAGATTGAAGATATGCTCTAGTATCTTGGCTAGTTTAATCCCAGAGAAGTGAGGTTGAACTGCGGGCCATAGATTTGACTGGGTCAAACTGGTAAGGTTCTGTACTAACTCAGCCTGTTCGGCAAAGTGTCGTGCAGCAATTGGTTTAATTCTGCCCACACCGGTAATGTCTTCGACAGTCAAGGTCTGGAAGGTAGCCAGCTTGAAATCATCATCCATCACACGAATGGTAAACGTGCCTGTTAGATTACGCCGTGCTAGTTCTAGCTTGGCATTAAGAACACGCTCTAAGAATTCGGAGAACTGATTAATCTTGTTTTGGAAGATACGTGATGCAGCATTCTCCATTCTCTGCACCTCATACTTAGTTTTCTCACCTGGAGTACGGAAGCCCATGGCCTCGCGCGGTGCGCCAGCCATCTCTTCCATTAGACGCTCTAGGTTTTGTATTTCGAAATTAGCCTGGAGGGCATTCACATCTGGAACAACCATGTCCACGTCACCCTCTTCGGATACGTAGATCTTTTCACCTGGCTGCCAAGTGTAGTCCTCAACAAAGCCTTTAATCTTTTGAACTGGATATGTTACCAAGTCGAAGATATCGGCCTTCATATTCTCCACGTGATCCATTCGGTATTGCATACCAACAAGATTATCTAGAGGACCCATGCCCCACAGGTTATCTTGCTTCTTGCGCCACGCACTGTGGAAAATCGGGGGGTACCCGAAGAAACTTGGATTTGGCTTTTTGCCAATTAATTTATGTCTATCGACCACAGTAATAACGTGGTTCTTTAATAACTCATCCCTATCCGAATCGTATAAGTCACCGTAAAAGGTTAGGACTTCCACTGTATCTGAACACAGGTAGTCTCTAAACGAACCGAAGCCATCAACGGTATATAGGTTGTCTCTTTGGGAAAAGTCTCCCTGGAAACTCTGTGCATTACTGCGAATGTCCTTCAAGTATCTCCAAAGGTCTTGGTATTCCTCATAATTATCATCTTTGGAAACGCGTTGAAGTAACTCTTTTAGTTCCCCCATTGTAATAAAAGAACGAATGATCTTAGGAGATTGTTCAAAGTTCTCAGCAGTTGGGTTCATTACAATGTCCAGAGGATTGATCCGTCTGAGGACTGGACCTACATAACCCGCCTGAGCTTTTTCTGGCATATCGACGCGTTCATCAAGCCAATCGACAGTAGCGAAGCAATTACCATACTGAATGTAATCTAGAACTATCTTATCAACTTCATGTTTGAAGTGAGGTTGATGAATAACCCACGACATATAGTTTGTAATTGCATCACGTTTATCAACGGACTCGGCATTCTTTTCATTAGCTTCCCAGACTAACCACTTACGCTGTGGAAACAACGTAGCTACATAATTAGAATATAGGTTGTCCATGATTTGACATAGCTTAGGGATTGTGGTCTTATTCTTCCAGGGAAGGTGGGAGTTAGACGTATGTGATGTATCCGTAGCATATATGTACTGGCGAACTTCCTCACGGTCATTCTTCCAGGGTTGTCTCCGCATATCCCATTCGATCCAGGTCTCGGTAATCCGAGTTGCCATACGATCAGGAGTAATGAGGTCTTCTAATTCTAAAACTTTACTTGTCATTGATTAAGCAACGCCGCCCCATCTAGAGTGAAACGAAAAATTGGACAGGTTAGATTTCCTTTGTGTTATCATATTAGTTGGAGCTATCGCAAAATCAACTGCAGAAGCCAAACAGTCTTTGATGTCATCGTGTGGGGGATGCCTGTAAATCAGCTCTTCTTCTAGCGCCTGACAGTTTCCACCGGCATAATGCCAAATTTGTCTATTGTGGTAGCGGGGTTCGAGCGTAGCCATGATGCGTTCTTCTTTAGCACCGTGAATTCGTGAAGGGCTGAAGTCATCAATTGAAAGGGCCAAACCCAGGGGTCGTATGTAGCTTGCTTTGAGATCGTCAACGATCACCTTCTGTGCGGCAGTAACTTCCGCTCTAATCTTTCGGAAGCCCCACTTTTCGTGTAAACGAAGTATGTGTTTGAAGTAATCCGAAACAGCAGATGTCTTAAAACGATCAATCTCAAGAATATAATAGTTGCCTTGAGAATCTGCTCCTATAACGACAATAGCCGTATAGTCACTCTTCTTCCCTAGTGTATAAGCAAAATCAACTGCAGCAACTAAGTTAAGACGGTCTGCTTTGAAGAACCATTTTCCATCACGACGTACTAGGTATTGAGGTTCGTAGTACTGAAAGTAGTCTCTCTTGATTGTAGACGATCCGGCATCGTGAGGGTCGTTGTAGTATTGGGCTCTGAACTGTGTCTTGTCTAAGTATTGGGAACGTTTGATTGCAAGGGTTTCGACATCGAAGCCGAACCATTTGCCGTCGTCCCTTTGCTGCCTTGGCCAAAGAAACTCGCCGGAACCGTCACCGATGGACTCGACTCGTATCTTTCTGACATCTTCTCCCCCAAATACCTCGAATAGGGGTGTAGCTTGGTGTACTTGACCACGTTCGTCATAGCTTTCAATCTCCATTCCGATTAGATCGGAGTATAGATCAATGGGGTGGTACCTCGTACCAACTACCCATTCACGGGCGTTAACTGTTTCGATAGACGAAAGTAACGAGTATTGTTCTTTTACTTTCTCACGTCCGTCTTCCATGTAGGCGTTTCCTGCGACGACGACGTCGTCAAGGACTGCGATATCGCAATGCATACCAACGATATTGGAAGTGAGACCAGCAGTAAATATAGAAGGGTCACGTATAGCCTCTTCTCTACGTTTGGGGTGGTCCACAGAGATTTCTCTCTCGGTCCACTTCTCCCTAAGCGCCTCCTCCTTATTGATCATATCTGGCCAATAAAGACGGTAGGCGTCGTTAGTGAGAATGTCTTTAATAAATTTAAGTTGTTTAGTGGCTAAGTTGGACGTACTTGATATAAATAAAATTCTAAGCGTTGGGTCCTTAGTTAGCTCCCATGCAACTCTATAGGCTATTAAAGCAGATTTCATGTGATCGCGTGGTAACAATAGAAGTTGATGCGACTTGGCATCCTGCCTGGTCCACCAGGCTATTACTTCGCGATGTATACTTCCTAACAGTCTGTTAGGGTGTATTAAGTTTATAAATTCGACTAGAGATAATTCAGCTAATTGTTTCCTAGCTAAACGGTCTTCAACGGTTTGTTTCTTGAGAACGGGCACTGGTCAGTCCATCCAATCCTGCATTACGAACCTTGATGGCCCATATGTCATTTGTAACGTTATTAAAACGTTGATCATCGTATCTTTCGTGGTACTCAATCTTGTCTAAGATGGTCTTCTGCATATACTCTAGCTTATCAAAGATAACCTTCTTGGTCTCAGTGAATTGTCTATTGAGCCAGGAGTTAGCATACCAAACAAAAGTAACGATAGCCGTTAAAGAGGCTAGCGGAATTCCTATGGCCGAAATATCGGTTAACATACATTAAAGGACTTCAGCTTGTAAGGTTACTGTAAAGACTTCATTAGCTGCCGGCGTGTAAGCCGCATCTGCAACTAATAGACCATAAGTAACTCCATTAGCAGGGAGGTCACATTGGCAATCTGCAGCTTCACTTAAACTGTCCTGAATCGCAGCACCGTCTGTGAAAGCTTCCATAATGGCAGCGTCTAATTTACCCATATATCCTGAAAGATTTGTACTCCAGGCCCCATTATCACCATTGGCAACAGTAGGAGACATATCGTACATTCTAACATGGAAATTAGCATTTGCTGCTGAAGTTCCACTTTTAGTGATTCCAATTTCTCTTATGACTATTCCAGTTCCAAATGCGGTGGGAAAATGAAAAGCCATAGGAACTACTGAACCTGCGGTAGTTGAATTAGCTACTAGATCATTAGCTGCATACGCAGTAGTATCATTTGGTCTTGTGAAAGTAGCCGTAGCTGTAAAGGCTGTCATTAGTGCCCCCTCATATTCTTCTTCATCATCTTCTTAGCTTTCTTAGGCATCTTATAATACCCCATTGGGTTTCCTTTAGGCATAACGTGTTGGTATCTCCTGAATTATAGGTTCTACTCCTTGGAGTACTGAATATATCCACATAATAAGATAACTGGCACAATGCCATCCTAGTCCTGCTAGGAATCCTATGAAGGGTAGAGCTAGTGTAAATTTAATTAGTTTCATATTAATGGGGCCTCGAGCTTCCACATCTACGACAATGATCTCTATAAACATTCCATTGTTTACATTTGGGACAAACCCAGGAGGTTGTCGTCATAGTGCTTGATTAAGTAAGAAAACAGTGGTAAAAAGGATGAAAATAGAGGAAATTAGTAATATTTTATTAATCATGCAATATTATAACACAGGAGCCCCAGGATGTCAATTTATACCCTACCCGCTAGTAGGGTAGCGGGGTACCCCTAGAAACGCACCAGTGAGCTTCCTAGGGCGTTTAACCCACCTTCTAAATCAAACAAAGGATACAATTAATGACAATTGAGCGTAAAAACTTCAAATGGACTAAAAACAAGCTATTTCTTGGAGACGGGTACATTGGTAAGGTTTTTGAGGCTGAAGACGGTATTTGGTGGATAGAATTCTCAAATAAGGACAAATCTGCTGATTACTATAATTTAGATAGAGCTAAAGATAATTTGGTAAAGCTCACTATGAAAGAAAGAAACATGTTCGAAGATGAAGAAATTAGAGAAAATGATGGAGGAAATGGCTAGAATGCCAAGAGAAGAACACAAACGTGAACCAGGGGAGGTAAATTCATATGAGCTTTCCAATTATAGACAACACCTAGAAGGTATGCAGTATACTAAAAAGGAAATAAAACGTATGGTCCACCTGTACAGTACTGATTCGGAGTATAGGAAACATATAGGTGATTAAAAATTTCCTGGTATATTTTTATTTATGTCCTAAATGTAAAGTTTATCCTTGTTGGTGTAAGAAATCTGGTTAGATATTTCTTTGGAGCCTCGCTTCGCTCGGGAAAAGTCAACCCCCCAACCCCCGGTTGTACGGCTACGTACCGTAGTTAGCTACATATAGCAGTTACACCATAAATACCTTATGTATCCATTGCATTAGCAATGCAAATCATCTGCAATGCGTAGTAACTACTAAGAGTAGACAATAGATAACTACCTTATGTAACTGCTTACATAAGAGAGACATAAGATGACTACTACTTACAATAGGTAGTTAATATAAGCTATTTACAAAGCATCTTGTTTGTGCATCACCTATGGATTGCAGTGCTATAGCCAATGGGGCGAGGGCTGCAACTTACGAGGGACAACGATCATGCATGTACACATGGAAGATTTGGAAGGCGAGATGCAACAGGAACAGCTTGCAATTCATCTCAACACCGCTCGCTTCCTACTCGCCGCCGGTCGCAAGGCCGGAGCAATGGCTGCGCTGTCTCGTGCCCTTGGCGTCATCAATAAGATGTCCATGGACTACTACCTCGATCAAGAGCGTGCTTGCGTAATGCGTGCTCTGTCCTTTGCTCGCCGCATCTGAGGCATGGCCATGAATGAACATAGGTACAGAGGACAACTAGACGCACTGCAAGGCAAGCCGTGCAATTACGGTTGTCATATGGGGATGCGGTCAACCTTAGAACGCGACCGTGCTCAGTATTACATCGGCTGGCACGAGGTTAATATCGCAATGGCAAGCGGGGAACGCACTTAAACAACCTAACACGCTCTGACTTGGCCCCCGCAAGGGGGCTTTTCTTTTGTCTCAGCACCATTAATTGCTCGACGCAAATCAAATGGACATAAAAAAAGACACCCCGTTGCCGGGGTGCCAAGGTTGTTAGTCGAGGTGTTGATTAGGCAGCCTTGACCGCAGGCTTCTGACTGGTCTGCGTGTCGCGCGCCTTCTTGTCGTCTTGCTCCTTCTGGCGCTTGGCTGACCGTGCGTCGGCAAGGTCCATTGCTCGCGTCTTGAGCAATCCCTTGTCGCCGTAGTAGAAGGCGAGTTCGGTATAGATATCGAACGATGAT